CAAAAGTCTTGATAAGACGCCCTTTTGAGCTGAAACGTGCAGCACTGAGACTCACTGCGCGACAATTATCAAAGTTAGAGAGGTTTTCTGGTGTCACTTTTGAAACACGGCGTCCTTTAGGTAATCCTGTCGTTTCAAAATCGAAAGCGATGTAGTTTAGACACGACATCTATCGTTAATCATATAGAAATCGTAACCTTTATCTTACTTAGGTACACTCTCAGTTATTGTTAGGCTCTACATAATGGACACCTACTATTGATTTTTTGTATTAGTTCTTGGGCATTATATTGTCTATTGCATTCATTTTCATATTTCTCGATTAGTGGATACATTTCAAGAAACGATTTAGGTGTTAAATCAAACCCACCATATTCATCATATTGTTTTTCTATCTCATCTGAATATGGAAAATCTGTTTCATTATATATACCATAATAACAATTCTTAAAACATTCTACACAAATTTCATGTTCGCATTTTGGTTGTGTTAAACCTCGTTTTGATTCTAGACAAATTGGACATTCAACATCATCTTTAAAAATTAATGATTTACCGAACATCATATCACAATTTATACATAAGTTGGGATTACGTGGACAAGTTGATTCACCTTCACAAAGTTCTAAATTCATACACTTCATTTTAGGTTAAAAGTGAAATCTATTTTTTAACCCCTTTCACACAAATATACAATAAAATCTTCCTAGATAGCTGACGACTTCATATAAACTTTTATTTTTTCATAGGAGACAAATAGTTGTAACATACTTTAGTTTGTTTGAAATTTATAATTAAATATTTTTGGTACTCGTAGATTATGTGGGAACCTTTTTAGGATATACAATAAAATCTTCCCCGATTTCCCGACGACTTCATATAAACTTTTATTTTTTCATAGGAGACAAATACTTTAGTTTGTTTGAAATTTATAATTAAATATTTTTAGTACTCGTAGAATTTTCGGAGGAAGATTTTTAGAATATACAATAAAAAGTTCCCCCGATTTCCCGACGACTTCATATAAACTTTTATTTTTTCATAGGAGACAAATACTTTAGTTTGTTTGAAATTTATAATTAAATATTTTTAGTACTCGTAGGCTATGTGGTAACCTTTTTACTTTTCGTGTGCCATAGCAAGCCATGAGCCCACACCTATACCGGCGCCCATGAGAGAGGTGAGAGAAACTACGGAAAGAGTTGTAAATATATGACGTTGCATTTACATTACACATGATATTTTAAATAAACTATAATAACGGGTATTATGATTATAATTAATATTCCCGCGATCATAATAAATTGAATCATCGTGTAATGTGGTAGTGTATTTCACCAACACTCCAAATGATACCAGAGATTGAGATTGCGCTACGAATAGACTCAATGAGAGAATTCATCGTGATTTTGTGTTTACGAAGGCTTACTTAGGGTAAAAATCTTCGTTCCATTTCGGGTATTTCTGGTGCTTGATACGAGTCGTTAATTTGCTGTCGTATAGTAATTTCACGAGACTCTTGTGCGAGTGCCATCCACCAACAACACGTTGTTTTGAAGCATGTTACTGCAGAATCTCTTTCACTTGTAATACCATACTTTCTCATTAAAGCGTCTCGCTCGGATGCATGAAGTGCAGACGCACCAAGTAATATATTATTACTGACATATAGTCCGTCTTGACCTGAAATAGACGCGAAAGCTGCTGATATGATTCCAAGTATAAAATATCCAAAACAATTCCAATTTTGACAGTATATCGAGTTGGGTTCCAAGTCAAGTCTTCGTGTATTTTCTTCTAAGACGATACAAGGACACAGAAAAGCTTTTAGACTTTCCAAACGACTGAACTTTATAACATGTCCATTGTGGAGGATATGTTCAGATTTACAACAATCAAAGAGACCTGTGTGAAAGTCGTTCATATTTACTTGATTTTGCGTTCACCATGAGCCACTTAGGTCATCCATTTGGGTATAATTATCAGTTTTTTTGTTGAAACAAGACCCCAAAAGACATCTTAAAAGTCCCCATACCCATTTAAGTGATTCTGTATTTTCTTGTATATTCCTCTCTGGACAATCATTTATGAAATGACCAGGCTCTCCACAATTGAAACACCGATCATTTACGCCTACTAATATAGTTTCAATCAAACGTACTTTATCTTCAGGTAAAACCACTTGTGAGAAACATCCACCCCGAACATTTTGAATTCCATATTGTTCCATGTATTTAAATACATACTTATCTTCGTCAAACTTATCACCCTTTACCACCAATAATTTCTTATATGGTTTATGTATCTTAGTCCACGCCGAACCATTACCGTCAAAATGTGCTTGAATTCTATCTTTTGTAGTTGTGCGATTTATAAAATGTATTTGTAAATTAATCAAAATCTAAACTATCTAAATCGGATGTGTGTCTAACTTTACAAGTACCGCGCACTAACTCATAGACCCATTCGCCATCCACAATTTCTTCATCAATCAACTTATCTTTGAGAACTTCCAGTTCATTACGACGTGTTTGTAAAATTGCGCGCGCTTCCTTGTAGCATCCATCTACGAGTTGGTCAATTTCCATATCCACGAGACGTGAAGCTTCACCAGACATATTACGATAATCAAAGTTATACACACTGAAACCATAGGTTGTAAGCATTTCACGGGCAATCATATAGACTTGTGCAAAGTCACCAGAAGCACCTGTCGTGATATGGTCTAAACCGTAAATAGTTTCTTCAGCTGCGCGACCACCGAGGGCTACAATGATTTGATGTGTGAGATATTCCTTGGTGTACATAGCAGATTCTGCATTTTCTTCCGAAGGCTGAAAGAATGTAACACCACCGGCGTCACCGCGTGGAATAATAGACACTTTACGAACTGTGTCATAGTTTGGAAGAACTGCACCAATGATAGCGTGACCAGCTTCGTGATATGCAACAAGTTCCTTCTTGCGTGGCGAAAACTTAGTGTCCCCCTTCGCACCAACAACAATACGTTGATAGACATTTTCAACAATATCATTTGTGATAATTCCATCACCATCACGAACGGCACGGATGGCACATTCATTAAGAAGATTGGCGAGGTCGGCACCGGAGAATCCAGTAGTCTGTTTAGCAATAGAACGCAACTTTACATCATCAGATAACTTCTTGTCACGAGCGTGAACACCCAAAATCTTTTCACGACCTCGCACACTTGGGAGACCCACTGTAATCTTACGATCAAAGCGACCAGGTCGAAGAAGAGCTTCATCAAGGATGTCAACGCGATTGGTGGCTGCAATAACAACAATACCAGTCTCATTATCAAAACCATCCATTTCTGTAAGAAGTTGATTGATAGTCTGCTCACGTTCATCATTAGATGGCATGCCACCAGCGCTGCGTTGCTTACCAACGGCATCAATCTCATCAATGAAGACGATACAAGGCTGGTTTTCGCGAGCAACTTCAAAGAGGTCTCGAACTCTCTTTGCACCCACACCAACAAACATTTCCACAAAGTTTGCAGCTGAACACTGAATGAAAGGAACATTGGATTCACCAGCAATAGCTCTCGCAAGGAGAGTTTTTCCAGTACCGGGCTTACCCGCGAGGAGAGCGCCTCTTGGAATCTTCGCACCACTTCCAAAGTAACGTTCGGGTTGTTTGAGAAAATCAACAATCTCCTCAAGTTCATCTTTTGCCGCATCAATACCCTCAACATCGGTAAATCGTGTTTGGATTTCTTCTTCAATCTTAAATTCTTGATTTTTCAAGAATGGGTTGTTCATTGGATTTGCACCACCCGGTCCACCCAAAAAGCTTCTGAAAATGAAAAAGATAAACGTTAAAAGAAAGAAAACTGAAATAGTATCTGAGATTGATGTTGGGGATGTAGTATCTACACGAACATTCGCGTCACTTTCGGCAATAGTTTGCCACAAGTCCTGATTTTGAACAATTCGAGCATCTCCATAATTACCATCATTATCTTCAAATACTGCGAGACTTTGATTTGGTTTGATGAGAACTTCGGGGAGTTCTCCGTTTTTTAAGCCCTTAACAAACTCACTATAAGTCCGTGGTTGATATGAACGACCCTCCTTCTTTACTTGTACTGGAGGTGCAGGAATAGATGCTCTTTGACCAATGCTAAACATCTTTTATTATATTCGAATTAAAGTTTTAATTAACTTTTGACACAATTGAAATTACACGTAATTATTTATATCTCGCAAAAGACATTTTTTCAACCATATAATAGAGTTGATATGCATCTACGATATTTGGCTGCCTATATTGGTCAGGCATACATTCGGGGATACCTTCATTGGAATAATAAGCTGTCTCACTACGGCGCTGTTCAAAGTGTGAAGGGTGATGGTCCCAAAGCCACATAAGATGCTTTGCACATGTGTGTATCTTGCCATATCTACGCGTATACTCTAGGGTCAAAGCAATCCCAATCTTACACGCGTACATATAGTTTTCTAAATCCGATGCAACCCACATAGTCATTGGATGTTTAGGGTGTGCGGGTCTATAACCACGACGCGACCCATCTTTTGTATATGGTGCAAATTGAGCCACGTACTCTTCTTGGTGCGCAAAATGCCAAGCCATATAAAGCATCTGTGTAATCTCAAGTTGTATTTTAACCACGTGTTGGTCACAAGACATTTGTGCTATTTTGGAGGGGTCCAACGAAAGAAAGAATATATTCATCTACGTAGTCAGATGTAGTGTAGAGGGATGGTTCGTATATACGTGATTCAACGTCTCCGTAGTAAAACTTTCCGTTTCCAAGTTCCCAAACTTTGTGTTTTGTAGCTTCTTGTGCGTAAGTAGATGCCTCCTTAATATCCCAAAAGACGGCTCTATCAAGGATATGTTCACCAACGACAACGTTTGCGATGAACATTTTTAAATGTATTTTAATTCTTTTTAAAACGACTTAGGCTATCTTCACCTGTAGTTACATATTGCTTATAATCTTGTTCATGTTTTACTTCAATTTTTACCATGTTTAGGTTTTCTTCACCAATAGCAAAAGCCATAATTCTTTCATATAGTCCAGCAATATGACCAAAATGTCGTTGGATTACAATTGACGCAATACGAGGATAAAGTCCACAAACCCATTTCATAATCTTTTCATATGTTTTTATTGGTATGACATAACTATTGAATAGAGGATAAATGTCGTTACAATTGTAACTAAATTTCTTTTCATGAAAAGTCTGATAGTGGCTAGTTAAATAAGCCATCACAGGTGGTTCATTCCATGTTTCTTTTGCACAATAATCATAATTGTGAGCTTCCAAGTAAAAGCATGTAGGCTGAAGTTTTATTTCGGTCAATATAGCGTCTACCATGCTCACGTCAAATGTCATATCGTACTGAAAAAATCCCACATAGTTGTAAGGTTCGTGCAAACTATTCGCGATAACATGATAAATTACCGAATTCTCTTTGTACCCTTTTTCTTGAAACTCTGGGTTATATCGAGGCAATTCCCATTCGTTAATTACATTATACTTACCCTCTGTGTAAGTTTTTGTTATATTAGGATTGACCGCTACAAATGTAAAATATTTATCCAAAATTTCTTGTGGTATGTCTTTGTAACATTCATCAAATATTTTCTCGTGAAAAACCACAAATAATTGAAACATTATAAATATTACATCAACCACATCTTTAAATAAAATGTCCAGAGATTTTAAGGGATGAGTTTATGGGATACACTACCAGTCGAACTTCAAGAAATAATCATAGAAAACTCGTATGAATTATGTCGCGAAGAATATCTAAATGCAAATCGAAAAAAACACGAGAAACATAAAAAGAAACGAGAACGCGGATTACTAACACCAGACATGATACGATACATAATGTCGGGCACAGATGCGATTGAAATGATACAATGGGCATTTCCAGTAGAATTGATTGAACTAGAACTACTCATCGACCCACCAACAGTGGAGGTGAGAGATTATGATTATAATGAATATTATGATATATTCTTACATCGCGCTATAAACTACTTGGAAGATCCCGCCCACAAAGACGAATGGATATGTCCATCAGAAGACCAATGGATTACAATGTTTACGAAACTTAATAATTTCCACAGAACACATAAACATCTTAATATTCTTACAGAAACAGACGGAACACCTGATCTATTCGTATGGTTGGAGTACCAAAAAGATAAAGATACAGAAGTATCAAAGGAAAAGCGACAATCCCTTCGATCACTTGGTGTTAGATTACCACCAATTAAACGTACCTAATCTGATAAATATTCTTCTTCTTGTGGTTGTTCATCCTCCAAATCCTCATCAACTTCGACGTCCAGAGTTTCATCTTCTTCTGGTTCGTTATCTTTGTCTTCGTCTTCTTGGTCATCTTCTATTATGTCTTCATCCTCGTTAAGTTCATTCTCTTCCTCTTCTTCTTCTTTTTTCTTCTTTTTAGGTTTTTTAGCAGGCTCCTTATTGAATACGGAATCAATAATATTAGAAATCCTTTTACCAAATTCAATCTTCTTATCATATTTTTTTTTAATTTTTTCAATAAACTCGTCGCTGAACCCCATTGATTTATATGCTTGTATAGAAGTCTTGATTGGTGGAGTCTTTTGTTTACTATAATACTTTTCGTGTATCGTAGCAAATGAAGTATCCAATTTAACGCGAATAATACCATTTTTAAGTATTCTCAATTTTACATACACTTGTTCGGCACAACCAAGTACAGGCTCCTTTTGTGGTTCAGCTCTTATTTTTGGGACATAATCTGGAATCGGTGGATTTTTATATTCAAGACCGAGGGCATCATAATTTTTTTTCAAGAGTGTGATGTACACATCTTTAGCATATACTGGTTGTCGTATCATTTCGTATCGAACGGTTGGTGGTGGATTTAAAAGCTTATGAATAAAACTTCCTTCGGGGAGTTTTATAGGTTCATGACACTTTGTAGGTGTGTTATTGTTAACACGCAATGGAGGTCGCTTGTACATACTCATCTTGTGTTTCTAAAATTGAAACGTTATCCTCTAACTTAGGCTGAAAAAAATCTAATTCACATCGAATCACATGTTCGGATTGTTTATTTTGATGTGTATGATACGGACCCCAGATTTCAATGACCTTTCTTTCTCTATCATACCAAAGGTAATCAAGTTCAAGAAGTCGGGTCAACCAGTAAAATCTCTTACCGGTTTTTCCGATGAAACCAAAGATATGATCCTCGTCATAATCACTTACATCCATTTGGGAGTAATGAGAAGTTGGGGGTTGATACGGTGCCATTTTGGTTTCTCTTTTCTATTTGTTCGGTTTTAATCCTTATATGCTTTTGAGAGTATACCCGCTTCTGGTTCTTTTTGTCGTTTTTTGTGACTCGCTTCTTGGGTTCCTTGTAATCCATAGAACACGTACTTTGTATATACTTGGTTTTTAACTCTATGCTCCGTTAGGTATTCAACCCATGGTTGGCGTTTTAGATACTCAATATCCTTTATATCGAGATGTGCATATTTATCAAGAAGATGTTGAAACTTAAGATAATCATCTATCTTTGAGTGCGGATAACATTGTACATGAACTTCTCTGGTATCATCCGTTCCAACAAAATTTATATCATGGCGACACAGAGGACATGTGTGATTTTCACATTCTTGGTACCAGCGGATAATGCATTGATAACAAAACGAATGATCACAAACGAGTTTATATTTTGCCTTCGATGTATAACACACCGGACATTCCATACGAATTAAAAGTGTCTATTATTTAAGCATCATCTTCATCAGTGAGGGACTCACTTTCAGATTCATCTTCCTCAGAACATTCATAATCTTCATCTTCACTATCGTCTAAAAGTATATAACCACCATTCACTTTCATATACAATTCGGTATCTTCAAGATTTTCGGTATCATACCAACCACAAATAGATTCTTTGGGGACAATAGAAATTTCATCTTCAAAATTAAATATCCCACTCTTAACCCTTTTCAAGAATCGGACTTCAACATCATGCGTATCTTCATCACATATAAGATCCGCTATTTGAATAGTGTCGTCTTCGCATTGAACGTCAACAATCATGGCTATATAAAGCGGTATTTAAATCTTTAATACTATTAATGTTCGGTCCAGCGCGTTATAACGACGCGGTTATGTTTGATATAGATGATACGCTCATATGGACGGATGGTACACCTAATATACCAATAATTCAACTACTACACAAAATGCGGGCATTAGGCTACAAAATAGTCATAATTACAGCGAGACCCGGATTTCAAATAGCGATAGATATGACACGAAGACAGCTTGCGAATCACGGTATTGTATACGATTATTTGGGATTTACGAGTGCAAACACAAAAACTCTTATGAAAAAACAACTAGGCTATAATTTTGTTCTATCAGTTGGAGATATGCCTACCGATTGGACCGACTCAAAGTACTTTATTAACACTTCCAATTCCTATCACAATTGAGACATGTGACAAATGTTGTCATAGGCTCATCTGCAGACCTTGTTTGAAGTTGATAATATGAGGTTTTCTTTGATTTACATCGAACGCAAGTAAAGAAACCTTCTTGATTTTTTACTTCTTGAGCTAGATAAGCTTTTCTCAAATCTTTAATAATTCGTTCTTCCATTTTTTGAGCATAAGGTCCATCTGGCCACAAATCTTCTGGACGCATATCAATAACATCTTTCGACTTGATCTTTTTATCTACAATCCATCTCTTCAGTACAGGAGAATTCTTAATATTATGCTGTATTTGTAAAAATTTGTGCTTATATATATTTGAATATCGGTGATTATCCCACGCAGCTGGTTCTCCAAGAGAAGCCGACCTATCCTTCGCATAATTTAAAATACTCTTCTCGAGATTGATACATATTATATCTGTTTCCAAAATCTCGAGGAGGGTTGAGAGGCGTTTGAGAACATACTGTCTTGTGGGGTTCTCCATTCTTATTATATACTTTTTACATAGTTTTAAGCGACTTAGGGCAGTGGAAGACCCTCATAAGGATTATTTCGTGTGCAATCCTCCATATTTTCAGGAGAACAGGTATCAAAAAATTGTCCTGTGCGACGCGCTGGGTTTGTATCAACAAATCCATAACGATAATCCGCACCGGCTGCATAATACTTTTCAGAGAGTTGTGAACTCGCAAGTATAACGATAATAGCAATTACAATAGCGACAGCGATCCAAGCACCGGTCTGGGTATTGCTCATTTACATTCTACAAATATTTTTTTGTCGTACGAATTCAAGATGACATTGGCTATACTTATAAAAGAAGAACTTGGAGACATAAGGCAAATAGACTTGGATATTGACCCCAGAAAAAATGAAATTTTTCTTCTGCTCTCAGGATCACCAACATTTATTGGACAATGGACTGATCTCGATGTAGTAATTATGAAACCACAATATAGTGAAGTTTTCAATAATAACATCCTTCCACCCCCATTTGATGTTGAAGAAGTGTATGGTTCTATACTTCTAGTGAGAATGGATGAAAACTCAGATCCGAGAGACTTCACCCTCAAAGAGTACCTCGACTTTGTTAGTAGGAACAAACGCGTCGCAATTTAAAACTGCATTTGTGTATTTCATAGCTAACTGGAAGTGGATATAAGCCCAATCCATTGGGTTGTTCATTTTAGGTTTACCTGTGAGTGGATTACCATTCACAACCTTTGTGATATCAAACTTTTCGCCATTGGTTACTTTTGCCATTCCCTGACCAACCTCTTTGAGCCACATTACGTGTTCTTCATTCTTACAATCAAAGTTGTGTACAAACTCAGCCATTTTATATTACTCTGGACTCTTTTCTATAAGTAAACGCGCACTTGGATCTGTTATATTTGTCCATTTGGGTCTCCATATTTCCGAAATAAGGTGGTCGTTACGATAATCATAATACATCCAAAAGAGTTCGCGATAGTATGCTTCCTCCTTTGTCAAGGGTTTGTTGTGTTTACACATACCTTGTGTAATTTCGAATACCATGTCGCTCATAATTTCATTTGTATGTTCCCTAATTGAAGCGACCCACCCCGTACCAACAGCATCACTCATCCCATCCTTTTGTCGCCATAAGACTTCATCTGGGAGATATCCAGTGAATGCTTCTCGGAGAATATGTTTCTCAAGTTTTGTCATCTTCAATGTTTGATTCATTTCCATACAACATTGAATAAAGTTTTTATCCAAAAATGGAACAATAAGGTCAAGTCCATGTGCACCCGCGCATCGGTCTGCACGTAATCCATCAAATTGATGGATGAGTCGAAGACGTCTCATATTTTCACATGCAAATTCATCAACACTTGGTGCGTTATGGAAATAGAGATATCCACCTAAAATCTCGTCACTTCCCTCACCAGAGAAAATATACCGGCAGTCTGTATTTTCTTTGATGTACTTACACAAAAGCCACATAGGTGTCGATGCTCTGACGGTCGTGGTATCATACGATTCAAGTGAACGAATGACTTCGCGAATAGAACACAGACCTTCTTCAACTGTGAATGTAACTTCTGTGTGATCCGTGGCTAAATAGTCAGATACCTTTCTGGCTGCCACCAAATCCGGACTACCCTCGAGACCAATGGAGAATGTTCGTATTCTACCAATCTTACGAGCAGCTATGGCTGCAATAAGACTACTGTCTAATCCACCAGAGAGAAGAAATCCTATTTCGCGATCGGTGTTGTCAAGGCGAATATGCACAGATTCTTCGAGTGCGTGTCGAACCTTATCGAGGTTCTTGTTACTTGCAAACTTATGAACATTCCAATAACCAGTATAGTAACATACAAATCCATCTATATACGAGTCATAAAAGTGACCAGGTGGAAATATATCAATTTGAGTACCCAAAAACATAAGAGCCTTTGCTTCACTCGCAAACGCAATAGAATCTTTAGCGTATCGCGTATAAAACATAGGTCTAACGCCAACTGGGTCTCGTGCTGCCAAAACACGATTCCCGTCCGTATATACCATAGCAAAATCTCCATTGATTGACTTGAGGGTATTCTCGATTCCGAGGGTATATATAAGATTCATGACAACCTCACAATCACTTTTACTTAATTCATTACCACTTCGAAATGAACGATGATTATAGATTTCTCCATTACACACAAACATTCTATGAGGTCTTTTAAATGGTTGCATTCCAGCTTCACTTAAATCATTGATAGAAAGGCGGTAAAAGTCCATGCGACACTTACCAAGGCGATCTGTGCGATAATCATCTGGACCCCGGTGTGATAAAAGACCTGTAGGAACATCTCGGTCTTCACCAAAAAGAGTGATAATACCGCACATTATCGTTTCATCTATAGCTTACTTTACTTTTAAGTTAAACTCTAAAAGATCTCGATACGCGATATCATCAGCACTTCCATTCCATTCCTGTCCAGAAAAGCTAATAACTTGTTGTTCAACTCCATCTGGAATATATGCAAAACTTGACACGCATATGAAAGATACATTCGTACGCTTTGACATTTCTTCAATATTATCGTATTCAAATGTATGTAGTTCAAGAAATTTCTTGAGTTCTTCGGGCGTTCTCTTCTTAAATCCAACTTTGCTTCTGATTGTGGTGACTTTATTTGACATATCTATAAGTGGCCAGTGTCCATGCTTTGATCTAAAACATGTCACATAATCTACAAACGTATTTGCCGTTTTCTTTTCTGGAAAACAAACAAATCGAGACTTCTTATTTGGGTCCACAATACTCAAATAAGTTTGGGTGGGTTTCATTTGTATGAAGTGATATTCAGTCATCTTAAGTTAATTAAGGAAAAAAACTTTAAGTATAATATATGGAGTTTCCCAAAACAGCTGGGCAATGTAAATATATGTTAGCACTTAGGTCGTCTAAACCAATCGTCGTGGGTACCGGACCAGCTGGTAGCGGTAAAACTATGCTTGCGTGTCAGATTGGAATTGAACATATATATACATCACAACGGGGTAAAGTTATTCTTACTAGACCAATTGTAGCAGCTGATGAAGATATGGGATACTTACCGGGAGATATAGATAAGAAGATGGAACCCTGGACTAAACCAGCATTTGATATTTTTGAAAAATATCTTTCCCACAATCAATTGGAGAGATGTATTTCGATTGAACCCCTTGGGTATATGCGTGGTCGAACGTTTGATAATACAGTTATCATCGCGGATGAGATGCAAAATAGCACACCAAATCAAATGAAAATGCTCCTTACACGTATTGGTCAAAACTCAAAACTCATTGTGACTGGTGATCTTGAACAATCGGATCTCGGTAAAGATAATGGTCTCAATCATTTAATTTATAAGCTGGGTGGATTGAAGCTGAAATACATAGAACACGTTGAGATGGATGATAGAGATATTGTAAGACACCCGGCAGTTAACGAGGTACTTAAAGTATTAAATATTTAATTAAAGTAGATGAAGACCGTTGTTATAGCCTTACCCGGTCGCGAATATTCGGGATCATTTCTCAAAAATTGGTCACAGACACTCATTGAACTCACACAAAAAGGTTATAAAATTATTATGTTGAATGATTATTCAAGTTTTGTACCATTTTCCCGTATGAAGACATTGGGTTTAGATGTTTTGAGAGGTGCGACACAAGTGCCATTTGATGGCAAATTAAATTATGATGTATGGGTCACAATCGACTCTGATATGTTTTTTTTACCTGAGCAAGTTATTCAGCTCATAGAGGATACCGATACGTATCCAGTTGTTTCGGGTCTTTATCGGATGGCTGATATGACACATTATGCCGCGGTTAAAGAATGGGACTTGGAATACTTTAAAAAGTATGGAACGTTTGAGTTTATTAAAGTAAATGAACTTGATACTTCCGAACAATATATGAAAGTTGCATATAATGGCATGGGGTTCTTTGCATGTCGTAAAGGTGTCATAGAAAATCTAAAGTATCCATATTTTAGCTATCCACTCATAGAGATAGAAGCTGAAAATGGGAGATTATTGAGAGATATGTGCTCAGAAGATGTTGCGTTCTGTAAAAATCTCAAAGACGCTGGTTACCGTGTGGTCGTGAATACAAGTCTCCGTCTTGGGCACGAGAAAACTCTTGTAATTTAAGATTTTGAACCGAGTGGTTGAGTGATTTGGTTCTAGTTTCCAAGTCTCGAAGTCTCCCATCAATTACAACTTTCTCTTTTGTATATGCTTTGATTAACTCTTTCATAGATTCGTACCACTCATATATGTTATGTATTTCTTCGTCTATATTACTATAGATGTCAACTAATTTATAGTCAAATGGAAGATCTCGAATATCGCTTGCAATCTCGTCTAATCGAGTTTCGAGGTCGTCACACTTATCCTTAATTTCTGCGTGATTATCCATACTTATGTATGTATGTCATTTTATTTTTAATACGCTCCAACACGTTCAAATTCATACTCTGTATCTCCCATTATTTCGGCAGCCCTTGGACATTTTGTGATAACTTCTCCTAAAAAACCTGTATCAACTGGTTCAAGCTTAATTGCAAATGGTTCATATGCATTATAGCTACAATGAATCATACTTTTGTTCGCTATATATGGGTACACATACCCAAATAGAAACATTTGATCTACAATGTAAACATCTCTGTGTTCGGGTAAATTTTCCAAAAAATGTTTCATAAGATCCAATCCAGGAATAAATTGAAGTGGTGGTTGGTTAACATTTTTTGCACCCGTTGAAACACCTATATATTCCAGACAATTATTCCTACAACCAAACATTCCAGCAAGAATTGGACATAGGTGATGTTTATGGTCTCTGGCGATATGAAAATCTTTATCCGAATCCAACCATTCATTTACACAATTCACTTCTCGTGGCGTAATTCTTGAATCTGCATCACGTACAATAGTTGTGGCATCTTTTATAAACAAGTCTTCAAAACGCCAGAGTGTATTTGAAGCCTTTTTCTTTGTACCTGCGTGATAGACAACTTCGACATTGTCTTGAGTCTTTAACCATTCTATGATTTCACTTGGTACGGTATCATTATAATGAACTCGGACAATCCAATCCTCGTAATACTTTTTTGCATCTAGTACATTTTCGATAATACCGTACGTATATACTTTATTATCACCCCAGACAGAATATGAAATATACTTCATTAAGTTTAACACGAATTGATTTTTTAATACTATTTAAAAGAAAGGATTCTTATTTTACTAAAATGGTTAAGATTTCATATGCCATTTGTGTGTGCAACGAAGATCGAGAATTGAATTCACTTATTAATTTTCTACTCAAAGTGAAAGATGAAGAAGACGAAATCAATATTCTCGTTGATTCAAAAAAAGTAACTCCAGAAGTTCGTACAGTTATTGAATCATATACCGATAAAATTGTTGTAAATGAGCGTGAGTTTGATGGTAAGTTTTCCGAACATCGTAACTATCACGCGACAAAGTGTACGGGAGACTATATCTTTGTGATTGACGCGGACGAGATGCCACAAGAAGCCCTCATAATGAATATTAAGTCCTTTGATGGTGATATTATGTATGTTCCAAGGATTAACATTTGCCCGGGATATACAAGTGATTGGATTATGGACTATAAATTCAACCTTAATGAAATGGGTTGGATTAACTTCCCAGATTATCAAGGTCGGTATTACAAGAATAATGGCGAAATTAAATGGTCAAATGATCTCCACGAGAAACTTGTTGGTGGTGAAAAGGTTGCTCGTGTTGACGCCAATCCAATTGTAGCTTTATGGCATATCAAGACTATTGAACGACAGGACAAGCAAAGAGCTTATTATGAATCTCTTTAGCAGCTGTAATCCTGTAATCAAGGTCTGTTGAAGGCCATTGAATTAAAAAATCACCATCTCTCCACTGACCATCGGTCCCAAGAATGTCTTTATATTCAGCTCTATTCTTGAGTCTCGGTAAATCAGAATAGTCATAAGAGTTCATAACTCTTTGAGGGAGAATCTTCCCAACACTTCCCCATAATGTTCCACCAGCTGTAATACCCGTTTCTCTTAAATGAGTTCCAACAAATAGATCTTGAATGAGTTGATTTTCATACAAGTACCAGTTTCTGTACACCGGCATACCAGCAATAATAGTGTTAATGAAAGCTTTACCAATAGCATTGTTACGAATCAACATATTTCCACAATTAATTCCATTGCAATCCGCGGGAATTAAGATGTGAACATTTGGTGGTGCGTGCTCTTTGATAATGTCTTCGAGTTTTGTCTCCATATTTGTAATCATGACATCGCAATCTGTATTAAAAATCCATTCAACTTCGGGATGTTTTTGCATAATTTGTCTAATCACAAATATTTTTGCCCAACCCATTGGTATGTGGGTGTCTGGAATAGGGGGTTGTGGTTTAGCCATTATTGGTTTACCAGCTATAGAAGCACCGCCATCACTCGCGTAGTGAAGCTGATATCCATGTTTTTCACAATACCGCTTTTTATTTTTATGAAGAGTCCATTCGGCGAGTGGTTCATATTTTTCATCGTGCACAGAGACAACGGCTATCATTCTATAATATAGGGGCTTTACATCTTTAACTTAAAGATTATACCGGATGATAAACACAGTTACAAGATGAAGACGGAGGAACTGGAAAAATTATTAGGCATGACAGGGAGTTCGTGGAAATATGATTAAAGTTTTAGCTCTTATTAGTAATAATGAATCTTTGTGACTATATAATAGATACACTATACTTAAATGGTATTGATACGTATTTTATAGTCACAGGTGGATCAATTGTGCCATTTATTGATGCAATATCAAAAAACTCAAAAGTTAAATATTATTGTTTTCAACATGAACAGTCAGCAGCCATGGCGGCTGAAGGATACTATAGGGGGTGTGGAAAGATTGCGGGTATCTGTGTAACAAGTGGTCCAGGTGTTCAGAATATACTTAATGGGGTGTGTGGTTGTTGGTATGATTCAATACCCGCATTTTTTATTACGGGGCAGGTAAATACTGTTCAAACTCTTTCAAATTTTAAGTCTAAACCAAGACAAGTTGGATTTCAAGAGATGCCAGTTGCGAAGATGTTTGAAGATGTAACAAAAAAATCAGTATATCTTTCAGATGTAACACATGTTGAATCCACTCTCACAGAACTTCTCACAACTTTAAAGACGCCGCGGTATGGACCAGTTCTATTAGATCTTCCAGTAAATTTACAAATGTCATCAATCATGCATACTAAACCATTTATAATTGAATTGAATACATTCAATACATCTATTTACGACATCTCTGAATTTTTAAAAGAGTGTAAGAGACCGCTTATAGTATTTGGTCATGGCGTCATACTTTCGGGTGCTTCGCAGTCAGCTATTAACTTTGTAGAAAGATATAATATTCCATTTGTTGTATCTTGGGGTGCGATTGATATATGTGAAACAAATCATAAGCTCCGTGTAGGTACAATAGGTGTCTATGGAGATAGACACGCAAATTATGCGATTCAAAATGCCGATTTGGTCATTGTTGTTGGTAGTCGTTTAGATAGTCGTCAAATTGGGGGTAAACCTGATATATTTTCGGTACACTCAAAGAAGATAATGATTGATATTGATGAAAATGAAATTGATAAACTCATTGAGATGGGTATTAATATTGATTTAAAAATTATTGACGACGTAGATAACTTTTTTACGTGTGTAAGATCTGATATACATACAGATTATTCAAACTGGTTAAATATCATATCTACTTGGAAAAATAAATATGGTATTGAAAAGGCGCGAGACGATGATCCCATTGTATACGACGTATTAGCCAAGTTTTTCACTTCACTACCAGATGAGTGTATTATTATTTCAGATATAGGGAGTAATATGGTTTGGACGATGCAATGTGCACAATTATCAAAAACACAAAAGTTATTTACAAATGGTGGAAATGCTTCAATGGGATTTGCATTACCCGCCGCTATTGGCGCGTCCATAGGATCTAATAAACCAGTGTATGTGATTGCGGGTGATGGTGGATTTCAAATGAATATCCAAGAACTTCTCACAGTAAAGAAATACAACCTACCAATTGAAATAACTATTCTTAATAATAGTGGTTATGGAATTATAAAACAATTTCAAGATATTTACTTTAATTCAAATCACGCAGCAACTTCTAAATCTGATGTATTTGGTAATACAGTTGACTTTACCAAAATTGCGGAAGTGTACGGTGTTAAAACTCTACGAGATATTCCCATACCCGAGACACAAAAAATATATCCAAAATTAGAGTTTGGAAACTCATTGGAGAATATGTCACCTTATATTGAATTTGAAGAAGACATGATAGTTGAAGTTCCGCCTAAAAAGACGATGGGATGGAACTAATATAAGAGTCACCAAGTCCATCTTTGTCCCCAATTTCCCACGTGGCACCAAATCGTTCCGCCCATTGGGAAAGCAGCAACTTTTCTGGATATACAAGATTATATTCTTTATCGTCTAGATAGCCATGTACATAATCAAAAACAACTTTTCGGACACATTCTATATCAACAAAATCAAAGTATCTATCCTTATTTATCACAACATGCCCTTTCTCTCTGCAAACTGCACTAAATCTCGTTGAAAGTTCACCTGGTCCATAACACCCCCAAACCCTCAATATGTAAGCATTTGGTATTGTAAGGATACGCCGATCAATGATCCATTTTGAAAGACCATAAGGGTCTGTGGGTGGATCTCCGCGAAGGGCTGCACCACTCGAAAAGTATATTAACTTTCCTTTAAAAATCCTAACAACATTTTCAAACATTATGATATTTTTGTATGTTGTACTTTCACTACCTTGATCTATACTCGCTGCGCAGTGAATAACTACATCATATTGATTTTTAGTAAAATATTCTTCTACTTGTTTTTGATTTAATAAATCCAGCTCTTGTCTAGTTACTCCAGTCCAATTGGTTTTATGTACAAGGTTTTTACCTATAAATCCATTTGACCCAAGAACACAGACTTTCATCTGATTTAAAGATTAACGTAGCCTTTAACCAAATGCCCAAGAAAGTCTGGTATGCCCCAAACAAGTTTGAATCATATGGAGAAGAGGAAATTAAAGCCGTTGAGGCTTGCTTGCGCGACGGTTGGCTCGCTGGTTTTGGTGACCGTACTTTGGATTTTGAGAAGAGAGTTGCTTCTCTATTCGGAAAGAGACATGGACTATTTGTGAATTCCGGAAGTAGTGCTATTCTTTTAGGTCTCTGTGCTCTTGACCTCCCCAAGGGTTCCAAGGTTGTCACACCTGCGTGTGGATTTTCTACGACCGTTGCCCCACTTGTACAACTCGGACTCACACCTGTTTTTTGTGATGTAGGTCTTAATACATACGTTCCAAGTGTAGAACAGTTGAGAGCTGTAGTTACACCTGACACAAAGTGTATCATCTTACCAAACCTCATTGGGAATGTCCCCAATTGGCAAGCCATTCGCGAAGCCTTTCCAGATGTAATTCTCTTTGAGGATTCCGCGGATACTATTACAAAGAATGAATGTACCGACATTTCAACCACAAGTTTCTATGCGAGCCACGTCATCACAGCGGGAGGTGTTGGTGGTATGGTCATGTTTAACGAGGATACACACCTTAAGAGGGCTATGATGTTCCGTGATTGGGGTCGCATTGGGGATAATATCGAAGAACCCAGTGAACGATTCAACCACTCCGTTGATGGTATTCCATATGATTGGAAATTTCTCTATGGAGTGGCAGGGTATCACCTTAAGGCATGTGAAATGAATGCAGCCTTTGGATTGGCACAACTTGACAAGTTAGATGGATTTCTTGCAATGAGACGCCAAATGATTGAGAGGTACTTGGAGAACCTCAAGAACTGTCCATATTACACTCTACCAGATGATTCGGTGAAACCCAACTGGCTTGCTATTCCACTTCAATGTCCAGATCGCCTTGAACTTGTTAAGTACTTGGAAGATAATGACGTGCAGACACGTGTGACATTTGCGGGTAACATTACGAGACATCCCGCGTTCCGTGAATATTTGGGAGATTTTGAAAATGCAGACTGTATCATGAAGCATGGGTTTCTCTTGGGTGCTCATCACGGTATGACCCTCGATGATGTTGATAGAGTGTGTGATTTACTCAAAACATTTGCTGGACAAAAACGTGGTAAATATTTTCATTAAAATACTTAAAAACAATTACAAACTTTATTATAAATGCCTAATGCACTTGTAACTGGGGGGTGTGGATTTATTGGCTCAAATTTTTTAAATATAATGAAGGAGCGATATCCAGATATAAACTTTGTTAATATAGACAAACTTGATTATTGTTCAAATATACACAATGTTAATCCAGGTGTAGCTACTTTCATTCGACATAATTTATGTAGTGTTGGAATTCTCGAAAATCTTATAAAAGAACATAAGTTTGACTATGTATTTCATTTTGCTGCACAAAGTCACGTAGATAATTCGTTTGCAAGTCCACTTGGATTTACTTTAGATAATACATATGGGACACACACACTCGTTGAGATGTGCCGTCGTCATATTCCAAATGTCGAGTTTATACATTTTAGTACAGATGAAGTTTATGGTGAATCAAAGACAGATGAACCTTTTACCGAGGATACCGGTGTATTGAGACCAACCAATCCATATTCAGCATCGAAGGCGGCAGCTGAGATGATCGTAATGTCGTATATTGAGTCATTCAACATGAATATCAAAATCTTACGATGCAATAATGTATATGGACCAAATCAATATCCCGAAAAACTTATTCCAAAGTTTAAAAGACTTTTAAAGAATGATGAGAAGTGTACTATTCACGGTTCAAATAGTGCAAATGTACGACGAGCATTTATGCACGTAGAAGACGTAGTTGACGCAGTCGAAATGGCATGGAAAAAGGGAAAAACAGGTGAGATATATAACATTGCATCCGATGATGAGTTGAGTGTTATGGATATAACAAGACTCATCATAAAAACAATAAAAGAAACCGAAGACTATGATGAATGGATTGAATATGTAGAAGATAGACCGTTTAATGACAGTAGATACTACATTTGTGCAAATAAACTAAAGGCACTTGGATGGACACAGAAAAAGGGTCGCGAAGATCTTATAAATTTCATAAAAGATTAAAGAATTAAAAAGCTCTAAGCATATAATGACAACCTTTTATCTCCAAGAATCTATGGGGTGGGGTAATGTTGCTCTATGTTTATCTGATCTAGTAGCTAGATCTCCAACACCCCGTGTATATAAAAGTCTACTTGATGTAGATCGGGGTGTTGAGTTTAGTGGGTTCAATATAACTGATGTTCCCAATGAAGACAAGTTTGAACCTAGAATTATTATAAATCCTATGTATTTTCATCATGTTCATTCAAATTTATCACAAATCATGAAACCAAATAAAGAACTCGAAGAACTTATACAGAAATACGATCACGGGTTAGAATATGGTCTACATATTAGACGTGGCGCTTGTTCAAAGGACTCGGAGAATATTGGATGTCATGGTGTGGATGAAAGTGGTGAAATTAAAAAAGCCTATTTTGCCAAAGATACGGCATTGGAAAAGTTTATTGAACTTGTCGATACAACCGACGCCAAGTTTTTCCTTGCGAGTGATAGTCAAGAGATTAAGGAAATGTTCAAAGCTAAATTTCCAAATAAAATTATAACTCTTGAGCATGACATTGTTCTTACGTACAAATGTGACACACTCAAGAATTATGATGTTACGAAAAATCAACGATACGCGTGTTATCTCGATTGGTTTTTATTGGCTAAATGTAAACAATTATATGTAACTGCCGGTAATAAAGATCTTACAGATCTCTCAACATTTGGGTATAGTGCCGGTGCTTACGGAAAATCAAATATTCACTTTGTCTTCAATTAGAAGTTCAAAGTCTAAAATATTTAATCGATGATCTGGGTCATCATTTAATATGTATTTAACATTATTGATTTCCAATCTTTGTCCATAAATCTCTTCAAACTTGTTTTCAACACGTTTCTTTTTTTCTTCAAACTCTTTGAATTCCTCACAGAGTTTATTGAAGTCAACTTTTGGAAGATTTTTATAATTATGCACGTATGCCATCCAATTTGAAGATTTGCGAGTTTCATGGTCAAGTGTACTCACTCTTATAAGATCCGATGTTTGATGACATAGGGGCATATTTAAAATTGGTGTTCCACTAGAAAACATAAAACCATGAAAAACAATATCTATCGCTTCATTTAGATTTATAGCTCTTAAAAAGTTATTTGCCATATCCAAGGTCCACCATGTACACTCACATCCACCATTATTGGGTAATTGGTATAGTTGTTCCATCATCGGTTTGAGATTGAAAAATGGTGAAGTTCCCAAATTGAGAAATCCAATATCTTTAGTTTCATCTGGAATACTTTCAAAGTACTTTACCCAATCTTTGTGAAAAGTTACATCGTCATCAATGTATAGAGCGCTCTCTATATTTTCATCTACCATTTGTTTCATCATCATGAGAGTCTTTACAAAATTACTTGTGAGTTTTGGTCCATATGGAAGGTTATACTTAGCATTGAGCCATTTAACGAATAGGTGATCGTGATTATAGTCTTCAAACCATCGCACGTCTTCAATGGGTACACGTTCCTTAAGATGTTCCTCGAGGAAGATTTTCCTCTCAGGTGAAAGGTTTGGACAATGTTTAACAAATATTACTTTTGGTAGTTTCATTTACATTTAATTAGATTAATTTCTATAAGTATAATAAATGTCGGAATTCGCTCCAAGACAACGAGCTACTGCAATGTATAGTAGAGCAAGGGATTTTGCATCCAGTACGATTGCAATTGAGATAAAGTGGAGTACGGTTGGTATGATTTTATTCCTTGGTTTCTTCTACATGATCACATCTGCCATTGGTATGAGTGTCTATTCTAAGTGTGAATCTATGAAAGGTAAACCGGTTCAAGAGAATCTTAATAAATATCTTGCTGCCACTCTCACAATTGGTCTCACAATTCCATTTACCCTTCTCGTAATGAAGTTGGCTAAAAATCAACTCGCCACTTTCATGCTCGTGTATTCCATACTGGGTATTGTTGGTAGTGCTGCAGCTCTCAATTGGACTGTAAGATGTAATAACGCCAAGAAATCCGAAAAGACATATTCAGGGTTGAGTACGGCTCTATTCAGCGTTTCACTTCTCGCTGCCATTTTCATGTTGAGACCAAAGAAAATGGCGGCAATTAATACATACGAATAAAATATGAAACCTATCGTTTACAATGTATATGTTCTTATGATGCTCTTGTCCTACGTGATGCGCAGGACAGGAACATTTACTATGGAGGAAAAGGTTAAAATGTTAGAGTTTATTGGTTCTATTGCGCGCTCACCAGAATCATTAGAGCCATTACAGTCATTGCTATGCGACCATAATCACGTGAAGCATATCGCTCAAATGCCTCATTAGACGACTTTGATGCAACATCCGACATAGACGCAATAACAACCGCACTCGTCATTATAGTTATGGCAGCAGTTGGCGGGTAGTATATTTGGTCTATGATATTCATATCAAATAGAGCCCAATTGGTAGAGCCAAACACCATACCATACATAGCAGCTCGACCATTTACAGCTTCTGCAAATTTGGGATAATCTCTAATTTTTGCACAAGTTACACATCTTCTTCTTTTGCGATTCACTTTGTTAGGAACTACCACTAATTGTTTTGATAGAGAAATCATAAGCTCTTGACATCATTATTCTTTGATTCTTTAACCAATATCTTGTTCAAGATATACAACTGAAGAACTAATCCCACAGATGTGTATGCAACTGTGAAGTTCATGCCGTACTTTTTAGATTGATGAATAAGCCAGAGAGTACTTGCGATAAGACCCAGTATAACTGAACTCTTAGCATCTTCACTTAATGTATCGGACTTGAGATAGTCCTGGTACATTTGAATAAATCCAACACCAAAGGCAAATGCCGCAACGAGGTTATTTGCGTCCATTTTTAATGTAAGTTAAGATTATAAAATGGAAGCGATATTAGAAAAGTTCTCAGGAAAGATTGATGCTCGTAGTGTTATCACATTAGTGGAAGACATTAAACGCGAATACCTTGGCGATGGTCTCCAAAAGGAGGATATCCCACCAATTGTTGCAAAGTTGATGATGAATGCCGCAAAGTTTAACAAACTTGAAGGACCACAAAAGAAGAAGTTGGTTGTTGCGTTGTTAAACCATCTTATTGAACAAATTGATGAAGGTGAAAAGGATTCCGAATTCGAAACAGTTCTCAAGACAATGGTTCCACCAATGGTTGACGGTTTTGCAGGTATGCTCAAGGCTAAGCAGGCTATTGGTAACCTATTTACGTGTTGTATGAAGGGAAAGTAAGATAAGGATTTGAAATGATAGTATATTAGAATGAAGTTTCCTCCACTGGGGGTTATGATTCAATACGGTATCTATACTGTAAAGGAGCTTGAGCGATTTTCAAAAGGTCTTGTACCGAAAAAAAAGAACGTCATCATTCTGAACGAGTGTGAACACTGCTCCTTTGTGTTCCCCGGTCCGACGTGTAACAATTGCGAGTGATGGGATATTATATTGTCGAGAGTTATATGTCAAAAAAGCCAGTGAAAGCACAAAGTAATTGTATATGCTGTGCAGAAAGAAGACTCATCAAACAGCTTTTTTGGGAGTGTTTGAAGAGGGGTAATAAACCTCATCAGTTCCAAAGTTGGGTTAGTAGAAAGTACGGAGAACTCATAGTTGAGCGCAAGACCTGCTATGGTCACGGTAATTCCCTTCCTTGTGTCCTTTGTAGAAAGGCTATAGAAAAGATTGGAATTAGGTGGGTCGCGTACGACGGAACTGGATGGATACATAGTACAAAATCTGAATATTTACCACCATCAATACCAACAAATAAACAAAGTAGGCAACTAGGATTTAGGCGTGATAATAAGCCCAAGTGCTGACTCTAAATTGTTATGATTTCTTTTTAGAGGTTTGGTTCTCTTGAGTTTTAGAGAACTATTGGTGGTTGTTGCATTCTTTATTTCATCCATTTTCTTTGTGTTTGAAATAATGGGTATAACGTTATCTATTACAGGAGATGTATCTACAGGTTTGTAGTCACCTTGGTCCTTTGTTAGATTTTCGCGGAACTCTTCTATTGTCATATCACCACCAAACTCCACAAGCTTGAATCTATTTGGCGCACACTTCACAGATCCAATTTGATTATACATTTTCTTTCGCATAATAATGATATTTCCGCACACTATACCACCCCTATTTACTCCATATTTGTCTATCGCGTGTGATTTTATACAACTCCACGAGCAATAGTTACCAGCTGTATAAAACTTGTTTCTACGATCGTCGTAACGATAAGGCATACTTAAAGGTGCATCATCGAATGAGTGACAACACCACCAACACCAAGACATAGTCTAAAAAACTATTTCTTCTTTAAGCTTGACATTATTATAATTATTAGTATACAGCATATTGATGAAATAGTTCCATACGTTAAATATCTTACATTCATATCTTTCCATTTAAACTTTTTGGGAAAGCGGGTTATTGGGAGTTTATTTAATGGAAATTTATCAAAAGGTGGTTCTCTTGCATCTTCCCAAAAATTATCATTTCGCTCTTCTTCCCACCAATCTGGAAGTTTAAGTTCGCCAAGACCCGCATTACATAAAACTACCATTTGAGCAAACGTCGTCGATTGAATATTTATATCTTTATCACAAAATTTGTAAGATGGTTTGCAGTCGGACAATGCATTGTTTGGTACAAATGTATCTTCTGTTTTTGTACATGCTTCGGGTGTACAATGTGCATTTTCTTTTAGGATGGTATAGCCTGTAGAATATCCATACTCGGTTTTGGGTGGATTACCTGGTATCTGTTTTTCTGGTTCCGGTCCAAGTACTTTACGATTATCTTCCAGGACTTTGTAATATTTACATCCAGCCGCGTCTGGGTTTTTATAACAGACCTTATTTTTTAGGTTGTAACACGAACACCATTTATCCGATAGAAATATTTTACAGAAATTGGCAGCTGAAGTTTCGTATTCTTCCGCTAATTCACTTTTAGTGCACCGTTTGTCCGTCTTAAGACGTGTTCCAGCGGGAGATCCGGGGTCATCTAGTGCACACCATTTTGCTCTCATTTTTAGATCTGTGCGATTTTCACATGTTAACCCCTTTCCTATTGGGTCTGTATATGCTCTTGTAGACGAACAATATTCTTTAACCAAAGCATCGTATCCAAAATAGGATTCACATCCAGTACTTGCAATCTGTGAAAGTGACTGTGATGTGATTGGGAACTTTTGTCTATTTGTGCGATAGTCGGCACCAAGTTCCTCTTCTAAGGCTTTATCAGCTTCTTCGCATTGATCGATCTCGGCTGTACTTCCCATGTGCTCTTATCTTTACCGCAGAAAAAAAGATTATCTACTTACTCTGGGGTGATCCACGTCTCATTAATAAAAATACTATTATAATAATTAATATCGACGACGATGAACTAAAAATAGTACCCACACCTAGACCCGCACCAATCAGTTTCTTGTCTTCTAAGATACCTCCCGTGCCCTTATTGTTTTCACCATCGCCACCATCGCCACCACCTTTATTTGCATTCAATTCACATGTTGCAGCTATAGAAGATTCGCTTAAATTGGAAGCGCTAATATCCTGTTTACATATCTGTATAGGTGCGTCACACCCCTGATTCGCATTTTGTACTATATATTTGTTACCTTGACATACTTGTCCAACACAACCTGCGCGACCAGCCCAAGCGCTTCTAAACTCCGCAGGCGTTGCTTCCACAAGGGTATCGTAGTGGATAGCTTTTTCTGCACATCCGGCAGCACTCTGTTTTTTGTCACAAACATTATTAATTACATTATAACAAGAACACCAATCATTTGCTTGACCAGTAATTGTTTTACAATATTTTTCAGCCAATTCGTTGTAAAAGGTTTCACCCAAGTTTTCTTTTTTACATATCCCAGCCTCCGTACGCATACGGTCTCCCACTCCGCAATAGTCTTTTGCAAGTTTATTGCTTGTATCCCTCTCCAAACAAGTACTACCCCCAGGATTTTTTTCAATATTTCCTGGAATTTTACAAAATTGATCCGAGAGTTTTGTCCACATAGTAGCTCGTGGATCATTAGGTACACCATTTTTATTTGAATTTAACTGTCTCAATTGAGCATCATCAGTTTTGCTATAAATACAACGAACACCAGAACCAGAATTAAAATAACCGGTACCACCTGGACATGGTCTAAATGTTACACCTTCACGTAACATAACATCATCTCTATTAGCATTAGCTGAATCTTCTGGAGTTTTTACGTGTGGCCACCATCTACAACCCTCACAATAATTATCTTGTGGTAAGTAGGGTGTATAATATGGAACCGACATATCATGCCATAAATATTTACCCAAGTCGTTACCCTGTGGACCAACTTTCTGAATCTTAATCGAATCAATATCATCATTCCAGTTATTATCGTTCCATTTTCTGCGCCAATTCAAGGAGTTTTGATATCCTTTTAGGTACCTACCCTCATATCCATAATTTGGATGTCTCCATGCTGTAATTAGACAACCATTATCCGCATTTACCTCATATGAAGTTATCGTGTTTCTTTTAATTTCGGTAGTATCTAAATTAGGGACGCTACTTGTGAATTTCCGTGCTTTACCTTCCCTATTATGACTTTGCCATACGGTTACTTCGCAGGGCATTCTTATCTTTACCACAGAAAAATGTTCCTGAGGTAAAATTAAGGTTGTCATCTATCGATTATCATTTACACAGTCTTCAAAAATTCCAAAAGTTCTGACTTCTTCTTGTCATTTGCTAATACAAGCGCCTTCTTCGCCTTTTCTTCATCATTAGATTGCTTTTTTACCATACCGTAAACAATGAATGGATTTATTTCTTCTGAATTTTCAACATACATGATAGCTTCGGTCTTCGCATCTTCTAATTTTTCAATTTGTCTCATTCGCATAATGTTCCAACCTATCACCGCGAGTATAGCGGCGATCAAAATAACCTGATTAAGTTTCATCTTCCTGAGACTGAGTTTCATTTGTAATATGAAAATATTTTTTTCTCAGTCCATTATAATAAATCATGGGTGGTGGTGGTTCACAGACAATCAATCAAAGTTTCAATATGTCAGCCATCAATAAGAGTATCTATGAACAAGTTACAAAAAATAAAGCGTCGGCTGCTGCATCGGGTGCAGTTGTTCAGAATTTAGAAGTTGTCATGAGAAACGTACGTGGATGTAGTTCTTCGTTTGGTCAAAAAGTTGACTCAACTGTAACCGCTACGTCAACTTTAATGGCGGAAGTTCAAACTGAAATTAAAAATGCAATCACAAATGAAATGCAGGCTTCAGTCCAAGCACAAATTGAAAAGGCTACCCAAGCTGGTAACTTTCAATTTGGTGATAAACAAAATGTGAACCAAGAAGTTACTATGGAAATTGAAAATATTATTGAAAACTCGATTGAAACTGTAAATGAAAATGAGTCAAAAGCTGAAAGTGTTGTCGTTCAAGGAGGACGACTCATTATCGATGGTTACGATTGCCGAGAAGGTGGTGACATCAACTGGAATCAGGATGTGCATGCTCAAGTGCTTGCAACTGCTCTTACAAGTACTCTCAGTAAATCGATTTCTGACAGTGTCGTATTGAACAAACTTTCAGCGGCTGCGTCTGGCTCTGCTAAAACTGAGAATAAAGGTATAGCTGATATATTTGGTGCTCTTTTTGCGGGTATGTTTGGTCCAGGTATCGCATCTTCTGTGTGTATTTGTCTTATCATACTTCTTCCAGTTATTATGGGTGCTATAAAACCAAAGGGGGGTGGTGGGGGTAACTACGGTGGGGGTAACTACTAATTTAAAGACATAAAGACCCGTTTAATTAATGATTCTGAGTATCGATGTTGGTATTCGGAACTTAGCTATGTGCTTACTCAATGAAACCTCTAACCTTGTTGAACAGTGGGATGTCTCAGGTGTTCCACCTGAACACAAAGATGGTATCTATGTTTCCTTGAGAAATCACCTTGACGAAAGACCTTGGGTCCTTACCGCGAAGACAATTCTGATTGAGAAACAACCGGATCGAAATAAGAAAATGGTTTCCGTTATGCACTTCCTTTATGCGTACTTTATCATTAAATGTCCTCGTGCGGAAACTATTTTATACGATGCGCGTCATAAAATTCCAGATGTTGCTGGACCTGGGAAATCGCAATATAATAAAAGAAAGAAGGTTTCCATAGAGAGGTGTGAAGAATTCATCCGAAGTGATTCGGTAAATGCACATTGGTTGGATACATTTCTAAAGTCTAAGAAAAAGGACGACTTGGCAGACACGGTTATGCAAGCTCTCAGTTTTGTGAACAGAGTAGAAGTCAAATCAACTACAAAACCGAAGAAGTCTACAAAGTTAGTACCTCGCAAACCTAATGAAAACCAGAAGAGAACAAAATATTCAAAATCAAACTTGGCGTGGTTATATCTGAATAAAGTTGAATGTGAAGTCCTTGAGAATAACAAGAGGTTTATGAAGGATCTCAAAAGATATTACAAGGACATCGGAGACTTAGTGAATGATATCACCTAAGTTGGGAGATACATACTCTAAATCTAAATCTAAAAATGCAATCTGTCGTACGTATTAATGAGTTATTAACTCGTCACCTATATGACGCATTTGACTGGGATACATTTTCGAATAATTCTGAAACACAACACGAAGAAAAAATATACAGTCGTGTTGTGGCTGGTGTAATCAGATCTATGGGTGGTCGTATAGGCTCATTTGCTTCTTCGCAACAATCCAAAGATATTCGAGACGTTATATTTCCGTCAACCACGCGACCTATTACATATGAATGTAAAAAGTCTAGCACCGCTAACACTTTCAAGTTGAATGATACCGTACCCAGTGAAAATGACAACTATTATTATATCTTTATCGATACAAAGAAGAAGAAAATATCAATCAAACACTGTAGTGAACTTATAAAAAATAAAAATGCGTCTAATTGGAATAAATGTCATGTAGAAGAATTAAATTTACTATATGACAATACACTGAAAACAATTCAAGATGCTGTGAACGATGGTAGAATCTCGTACTACGATTATGGTGAGATTTTCAAAAAGACTGTTATTTTTCCAAATGGTCTTAAATCACTTAAATCACGACCACGACCTAACTGGACGTTCACGAATAAGGAAAATTGAGACACTTCACAATATCTGTGACTAATTTGGGGGGGATTGAGTTACCTATTTGAACAATTTTTTCTTTATGACTTCCAGCTAACTTATAATCTGAGGGGAAACCCTGTATTTGTTGTAATTCACATATAGTATATGGTCTCAAATAATAGTCATCACCCGTTTTTAACGCAACGTATAATCTCGGTTGATGGTCATATGTACATATGATAGTTTTACTCGGCTTTGTAATATCTACAATTTCACAATGAATGGGAGATATTCTTTTACCAAATGAGAACTGATACTCACTAACACGCTTATCTTTCCAAACAACACCTCTCGCTTTTTCATGTAACGAAAGATATGGATGAACTTTTCCACTCGGTTCACCCTCCCCAAGTAATATACTTTCTTCGGCTACACCAGCTTCTTCGATAAGTTCTTTGGGAACTTTCACGGCGCCTTCCATGTCAAATGTAAGAATGTTTTTTAGATTTACTTCTTCATTGGAAGTTTCTGGAAAATCAAATGTAAAATCTTTGTCCAGTGACCCAACAATAAAAAGACGCTCTCTCTTTTGTGGAACACCATGCTCATGAGCTTTTAAAACTTTATAATGACAAGTATATCCCACATCGCTAAAAGCCTTCACAATGATATCTATAAAATTTTCACCATTGGATGTTTTACGCGTGAGTAAACCCTTTACATTTTCACCAATTATATACCTGGGTTTGATTATCTTCGCAGCTCTCACAAACTGTAGATATAATTGACCTCTCATATCATCTGGATTTTTCTTACCAGCATTTGAGAAACTCTGACAGGGAAAACCACCAAAAATGATATCAATTTTACCAGATAATTTTTCAAATTCTTCATCTGATATCTTATTTATATCACCACCAATCAACTTTGAATTATTAAAATTTAATTCATGTGTTTCTTGAAATTTAGTTTTTAATTCAGAGTACGCTATCACATCAATACCGGCATTCGTCATACCAAGTGTATCACCACCACAACCAGAGAACAAAGATAACGCTGTGGGTGTATACATAATAGTTTTGTGTTTTACTCTTTTAAACTCATTAACAAACATTACAGTCTACCTGATTAAAGATTTGGGGGGAACGTAAAACATAATACTATGCAAAAAGATGTCTTGGACCATGGATTTGTACGATTGGTTGATCACATGCCGAGAGAGAATTTGGACACGTCAATCGTACAAGCTGCAAGAGTCAGCTACGGAGACGGGACAAAGAGTTCCCGAGGAGACCGTGGACTCCTCCGATACCTGCTTCGTCATTGGCACACAACCCCTTTTGAAATGGTGGAATTCAAGTTCCACATCAAAATGCCCCTCTACATCGCAAGACAACACTTTCGACATAGAACAGCCTCCGTTAATGAACTCTCCGCCCGATATTCAGTCGTACCGAAACAGTACTACAACCCAGGGATTTTACGAGGTCAATCTCAAGTGAATAATCAAGGCTCTGAGGGTGTCGTTGAAATTGATGAAGAAAAAACAAGAAAAATTGATGAACACTTAGAATATTCTTTTGATTTATACGAGAACCTTCTTGAACAGGGGGTTTGTCGAGAGCAGGCGCGTGGTAATCTTCCACAATGTACATATACCGAATTTTATTGGAAGATTAACCTTCATAATCTAATGCACTATCTTCATCTCCGTATGGATCATCACGCACAGAAGGAGATTCGTGACTATGCGAATGCTATTTATGACTTAGTCGAACCCCTCGTACCTATCACGATGGAAGCATTCAAGGACTTCCGCGTGAATGCGATGCATCTCACAGGACCAGAAATTGAAGCTCTTGCAACTGGCAAAGAGATTGAATCGCCAGGAGAAAGACGTGAGTTTGAGGAGAAACTCAGGCGATTGAACTTAAAAAATAAATGTCCTTAGAATGTAACAAACAAAAATGTTTTCAATTACAACCTCTACTACATTTGCGGCAAATACTAAGCGTTTCAAGAAGTTTGGCAAAAAGATGAAGAAGCGTACAGGAGATGACGTGACTAAGATCCGAGAAAAGCTTTCGGATATTAGTCGCGATGAACAACGACGTGTTAAGGAGATCTTCAAGGAGCACCAAGATTTCTTCAAGGGTTCCACTAATAAGGAAGAAGTCGCTATTGATTTTTTCGAGAACTAAATGCAAACCATAAAGTACATAGCACAAAAGCAAACGCCAATGGTGTATCATCAAATTGATGCGCCATAAGCGCACTCACAATACTATACTGAACCATGCGTATTTCTTGTCTCGTTTTAGACATAGACCTCTTCATGGCTGCTTTGGATTTCTCCAGTCCCAAAACAGCTGTACTTATGTTTCGTATCTTCGCAGGCATTTCGGCAGTCTTCATGATAGCGTCTTGTATATCCACAGATTCAATAAACTGTTGCTTGATCATGGGTTCAAGATAGTTAAAGTAGTTGAAATCTGGATCCAATTTTAGACATATTCCCTCTATGAGAGAAAATGATTTTGCTAAATATATAAAACTTGAAGGTACAACAAATGGCTTTTCAGCTGCAAGTTGTAATGCTACATCGTCGTTTATAAAATTTGAACCATCGAGGGTTTCCAAATAACTCAAAACTGTTTCAAAAAAGAGTTCTATATCAGAAAGATCCGATGTCATCGGGACAATAACTTTGAGAGCCACAAGAACTTCAACAATTCCCTTTGTATCTTTATCGATTATACATTTGAAAATTTCTTTGAACCCATTACGAAGTTCCTCCGATAAGTTCACGATGAGTCCAAAGTCATAAAATACTAACTTACCTTTTGGTGAAAATCCCAAATTACCCGGATGTGGATCTCCGTGAAAGAAGCCTTTGTCCATAGTTTGAATGACATAAGAATTGATAAGTGCTTCACATATCTTCTTCTTGTTTATGTTTGGATCAGTTAATTCCGTAAGTTTTTCAGATTCCACATACTCCATAACAATTGTATCATCTGTACAAAGTTCTGTATACACTTTAGGAACTTTAATCCATTTGACATCTTTCATATTTTTTTTGAATCTCACAGCATTGCTAATTTCCTGTGCATAATTCGCCTCACCCAAAAGATACTCAATGGATTCATTTAAAACGTATTCAGAACTGTTACCGGTGTCAACGCCAATCTTTTCCAATATACGAACAATTTCCCTAACATTGTCTGTGTCATTCTTCATGATATTGTAGATGTCGGGACGCTTAACTTTTACGATAACATCCTTTCCATTTTTCAGTGTTGCACGATGTACTTGTCCAATACTCGCAGACTTGAAAGGCGTTTTTTCAAAGTTTTCGAATATATCTATATTTACAATGTCTTGTACAATGTCGTAGTCCACGGGAGGAACATTATCTTGTAAAGATTCCAATTGCTTTGTAAATTCGGGTGGATATAGATCCGCTCTCGTTGAAACGATCTGTCCTAATTTTACAAAAGTGGGTCCAAGATCGAGAAGTTGGTTTCTTGTCCATTCACCGAGTTCGGCTTTGTTTTGTACAAATGTGTTTTTCCACAGAAACTTGGCAGCAAACTTCCAGGTTTTAGCCTTTTGATTTGTTACCACCCTAACGGGTCTATGGTTCGCGACACATAGCATCCTACTGTACACCCAGTTTTTATTTTTTAAGTTTTTAAAAATATCTTAGGTTATTATAAATGAAAATGTTATCGAACTTTCTTGGTCCAGTGTCCAGACGAACAGAAGCTGTGTTTAAGTCGCAACCCATACTATTTACACTTCTCATCTTGTATCAAGGTCTCTTCTCTGGTAACGCCATTAAGATTCCAAAGAACTTGAAGTCCCTCTTCAACAATAAAATTTTCCGTTTTATTTCCATCATGCTAATTGCATTTAGTGCCACACAAGATATCGAGTACGCCCTCATATCTACAACAATCTTCCTTACTTTGATGTATGCCATTAAAACTCCAGAAGAGCGTAAGGAGGGTTTCATTTAAAAAATGTGGGTTTACAATAGAATGAAGATTCATATCATTGGAGCTGGACCATCTGGGATGTCTCTCGCGTGGGAAATACTTAGATCTGGCAATCACGATATCACGATTTATGACAGAAAAACATCGGCGGGTGGTTCTTGGTGGGAACCCGAAGGTGATTTAAGAGATCTTCACGCACACAGAATTGTCTTCGACAAGGCTTTTGTAAATACTCATCAGTTATTTAGTGAGATGAATATTAATTGGAACGACATTTTTGAACCCGTGGATAAAGATCTTTATACTTTTATGCGTCGCTCACTACGTATCAAGGATTATGGTGCTCTAACATCCCTCGCTTTCAGAGTTCTTACCAAACCTGAAAATTATAAGGGGGTATCTCTAAAAGATGCCCTCGGGGATATCACAGAAGGCGGACAAGCTATACTTGAACACTTACCACTCATTATGGATGGTGTCACATGGAACACCATGTCAGCATATGAGTTTGTAAAGAGCTTTGACCACGTCGCATTTTCCAAGCAGTGTACCCAAAAGGTTTCTGGTAAAGTGATGTGTGACGCCATGCAAGAGGCGCTCGAAGAAGCGGGTGTGGAATTTCAATTTGAAAAGGAACTCAAGGGAGTTGAATATTATGAAAAGGGGTATCGAGCAGAATTTGTTGACGAAACAGTCATTGACGATGGGATGCTTTTCTTATGTTTAGACAATAGTCCAGCTCTCAAGTTCTTGGGAGACAATTGGGGATTAGACGTGGAAAAGAAGGTAAGAGATAGTACATATGGATGTATAAATGTTCTTTTAGACTTTGACGAACCTGTAACTCTTGGAGACGATCTTGAAATTGCAGCTTCTACAAAATTAAATCTTCAACCCGTTGTTCTTGCAGATGGTAATACTATTTCGTGTGTTATATGCGACCTCACCGAAGATATACTTACGTGTCCACCGGATGAACTCAGAAGTAAAGTACTCGAGGAGTTGGATGTACCTCTTCCCAAACAGATACGATTTGGTTGGGGAGCGATATGGGATGGTGAACGTTGGCAATTCTCACAGTCTTCCGGGGTTCTCAGTCTCTACGGTCAACTTCCATTTTTTGGAAAATGTCCAAGCGTTGCTATGTGTGGTATGATGTCTCCAAGAAATACACCATACTCAAGTATAGAAGCGGCAATAGAGGTATCTCGTGCACTTAGTCACACCTGTTTTGGAACACGTGAACCCCTTCAACCACTTCTACTTACTCAAGTCATATCAGTGACACTTTTAGTGCTTATAGTTTTAATTCTAATTTATCGTAATAGAAACCAATGAAGTTTCTAGCCAAAGTATATCAACCCATGTATGACCATAACGAGAAAAAGTATATTCGTTTGGTCATACCTGAAAAGTGTGCGGAGATTGCCCAAAGAATGCACACAAATAAGCGAAATATGATTGTAAACGAGAGAATCGATAATCCTTTGGATGGTAAAGTATTAACCGTAAAAGTTCCATTTCGTTATCGACGAGTCATGTGTGAAGTTCGTGGTCAACCAATTCAATCCTTACTCGTAGACGACGAAGTTGAAGTTGAAGTTGACTTTATGGGTGTTTGGAATGTAGGTGACTACAGTGGATATTCTTGGAAGCTTGTGTCTATTAAAAGTTAAAGTCCTTATATTTTAAATGCTCACACGAACGGGTTATCTCGTGACTGAGGGACCAATTCAAGAAATTAAAAAAGAATTGACAGTAAGACCACAGGTCAATAGCGACTATGGTTTCCCTCCACCACCTTTCAAAGTTTTTAGAGCAGCTAAGAATGGAGTGTGCGTTCCAAGATTCTACGGAACTGCTAAACTTGGTAAGCCTAGTCAAGACAGGCGTCCCGACCCAGTCAGAACAAAGGCAAAATTCGTCGGGCAGTTACGAGATACAACCCATCAGAACGAGGCTCTTGCTGCGGCTCTTCAGGCAGGTCATGGAGTTCTCTCACTCCCATGTGGGTATGGCAAGACCACCGTATCCTTGGCGATAGCGTGTAAGTTGGGGTATCGTACTATGATTGTTGTACATAAGCAATTTCTTGCAGATCAGTGGAGAGAGAGAATTCAACAGTTTTGCCCCGGGGCGACAATTGGAATTGTACAACAAGATAAGAAGGAGGTTGAGTGTGACTTTGTCATAGCCATGCTTCAGTCACTATCTCTAAAGGAATATTCATTTAGTGATTTTGATTCTATCGGTACTCTCATTGTTGACGAAGCCCATCATATATGTGCAAAGGTGTTTTCGCAGTCCCTATTTAAGATGTGTCCAAAGCATATATTTGGTCTTTCGGCAACTCCCGAAAGAAAAGATGGTCTCACAAAGGTCCTTCATTGGTTTATGGGTCCTACATTTTTTGCAGTGGAAAGAAAAAACCAGGAACAAGTGGAAGTGTTCCCGATAACCTACGAATCCCAAAAATATAGGAATCCACCACCGTGTACACGAAATGGAAAACTCTCTATGCCCAATATGGTCACCGAAGTGGTTGAAGACCGTGAAAGGAATAAAATGCTTGTAGAATTGGTTAAAAAGGCTTCCGCGGGTACGAGGCAATTACTTGTTCTTAGTGATAGAAGATGGCACTGTGAAATGCTCCATCAATGTTTCCCAAAGACTTCGGGTCTCTATATGGGTGGTATGAAGGAAGCCGATTTACAAGAATCCTCAAAGAAGAAGATTATTTTTGCAACTTTTAGTCAAGCACACGAAGGTCTTGATATTCCAACACTTGACACAGTTATATTGGCTTCGCCGAAATCTGATATTACCCAGAGTATTGGTCGTATTATGAGAGAAACAAAGGGAAAGAAGAACAATCCACATATATACGATATTCACGATCCGTGGTCTATCTTTACGGCTATGTATTACAAGAGAACAAAGGTGTATCGTCAAGGTGGTTTCAAGATACACGGTAAAATTGCCGAAGAAGAAAAGAAAGATGACTTCCCTCAGGGAAAGTGTCTGTTTTTATAATCTAAACAATAAATAAATGTCTGGTGCATTGATTCAACTTGTCTCAAAGGGTGTACAAGATGTTTATCTTAATAGTGAAGAGGGTCATTCATTCTTTCGTATGAAGTTTACTAGACACACAAACTTTTCACAAGCTCCAAAGTTAATTAAGACTATTACAGACCGGGACTCTACATTTATTGTTCCAGTTCTTGGTGATCTTATTAATTGTCTTTGGTTTGAGGGTCTTGATAAAAACTCAAACGTTTCATCAAATCTTTTGTTTGATTCGACTATTGATCTTTATGTTGGGGGTCAAAAAATTGATTCACAGCATTATGATTATTACGCCGACATTTGGCCAAATTATCTCGCAGATAGTCATCCAAAATCACAGGAACTTACAAATAAAACAAGTATCTCTAATAGAAACTTTCAACCACTTCACTTTTTCTTTTGTGATAATGGGGCATTCTTACCTCTTGTATCGTTAGCACATCATCAAGTTGAAGTACGAGTAAATTTTAAAAATTCAAGTCTTACCGGGTTTTCTGACGCCCAAAAACGAATGAATGTATATGGAAACTACATTTTCCTAGACAAAGAAGAGAGAGAATCACTTGTTAAGAGACCAATGGATCTAGTTATTACACAGACGCAACGTTTAGATTTTCCACTTTCAAATGTGTTTGATAATACAGTTGAAACTGGTGGATATAATGATCTAGATTTAAGTGCATTAAATCACCCTGTAAAGAGTCTATTTTTTGGGTTTTCGGCAACAAGTATTGATCCCACAAATGATCGCTTTACATTCAGAAATGCTGATATTCATATGAATGGAACACCACTTCTCGAAAATATGTCACCAACATACTTCCACACGGTACAAAACTACTATAAATCAAAATATGGGGTAACCGACTTTAGAGTTGATACAGAAGATCTTATGTATACTCGTTACTTTGCATATCATTTTGGTTTAAATGTATCAGACTACAATCCGTCCGGAACGTGTAACTTCAGTAGACTTGATAATGCAAAACTTATAATACGCGGAGCAGAAAAGGGAAACTTTAGGGTAAGTCAAAAAGATATTTATGTATTCGCCGTAAACTATAATGTACTCAGGATCAAGGATGGTTTAGCTGGAATTTTATTCGGTAACTAATGTATAAATGGGTAGAACAGCTAGGTTCGAGCAAATTTATGTGGCTAGTTTAGACGCAGAACCCGTTGAGCAGGAAACCCTTACAGGAGTCAAAAGTATTTTGACGAGCGAGATTGAGGCAAATGAAATCCGGATGGTTGCAAATGAAGATGGTGTACGTGGTCGTTTAGCTATATCAAACACTTCTCCTACAAAATCTTTTAGCGTTGGAGATAAACTTTTTATAGATGAAACAAACACAATTGTTTTTGATCTCAAAGATCGTGGACGTGCATCTCGTTTCTTTGTAGATGACCAACTTGCTATAGGTACAACAAACCCCACTAAAACTTTTCAGGTTGTCCATCCCACTACCGGAAACACTATTGTAAATATTGACGCAACTGGTCGTGATCTTATGACAGTAGCTGGAAATCTTGTGGCAACTAATGTAATTTTACAACATAATTTGTCAACACCTGGTGCAAATCTTGTAATGCGCGGAACTGCTTCCAATGTTATAAGTGTTGTAGGTGGTACAAAAACTACAAATTTGTATGTCACATCAAATGCATACATAGGTAACGCCATTTCGTTATCAAGTTATGGTTCGAATGTATTGCGAATAACTGGTAATACTTTTCAAAATGGTAGCTTCACAATCACTGGTAATGTAATAGTCACCGGTAATCTTACTGTTACGGATACTTCAACATCGATTTCCGCTCAGGAATTACGTGTATCCAATGCAGTAATTCACGCTGGATATGGTAATAACGACTTGGGTGCGGAAACTGGATTTATAATGACACCTGGTACACCTTATTCGAATGTTGCCATGGCGTTTGTAAATGGTGATAGAGGTAGAGAAATGGCATTTTTCCATACCGATAGTTACGCAGGTGATGGTATTTCTGAAATTGGAATAAATACTACAGCAGCTGTAAATGTTCATGTATACGGTGACATTTATACTTCAAATAATATTGGTGCGGGTAATATAAATCCAATATATGATCTTTGTGTAGGTTCTAATGTATTCTTTGAAGATACGGGTTCTAATGTAATGCATGCGAGTGGTAATGTGTTTGTAAACAAGTTATCCATTGGAAGTGGAGGTATTACGGTGGGGAACATTCTCACTTTAAATCCTGAAGCTGATGCACCAGTTGTCATCGGAAGTAATGTTCAAATGAACGCTTTTCGTACCACTGGCACAGCTCCATCTGGTGTATCAAATACTGCACCAACAGATACATTTGTAATAGGTGATAAAATAATCGCAAATCTGGATGCGATTAATACACTAACCGTACTTGGTAATACATACACAACAAATCTCGTAACCGAGTCTATATTTTCGTCCTCGAATCTTATTATACACGGTGACCGTTTAGGTGGAGATAGTACATCTAATGTACTCATTGTAAAAGCTGGTCCAACTACATCAAATACAAGTGCAATTGAAGTATATGGTGCGAGTACATCAAATACTCATCAAAATATTCGTTTCAAAACTAAAAATACCGAAAGACTACGAATCAATTCGGATGGTAATATAGGTATATCAACTACAAATCCAACTCAAAGACTTACAGTCGCGGGTAACGTATTTGTTATCGGTAGTAACGCGTCTGTATATGGTAATACTTGGGGTTCTAGTGGAAACATTTCAATGCGAGTATACTCAACTTCAGCGACCGGTGAAAACAAAATTGAAAATATAGTCAGTTCCGGGAAGGGTCTCAATTTTTATGCGAGTACAACGCCCACAATGGGTACACCGAAGTTGACTCTTTTGGAATCAAGTAATGTGGGTATAAATACACAAAGTCCTTTTGGGCGGCTTCATACCTCGGGTGGTACCGTGTTCATAAATGACCGGGTTGTGTATAGTAATGGGTATAGTCATTTAGGGTCTCCTCTAGTGGTCACAAATACATCTCCCATACAAAGTACTGCAGATGTTGGTACAGTACTACATTTAACAAGAGAAGGTACTACGAGTGAACATCACGGTGCTAGGGCGACATTCAAGTTAGGAAAACATATAATAGAAGCTGGGCAGTCTAATTCTAGACTCGACATTTGTATTGCGAATGTTGACTACAAAGAAGATACAACAATTATGACTCTTCTTAGTAATGGTAAGGTTGGTATTGGTCATACTCAACCAGATGCACATCTAGAAATTGCTTGTGAAGGAATTGCAGATCCAACGGGAAATGGATTGTTAGTACATAACCACGATGGTGGTGACGCTATAATCACAGCACAAACGGGTGTATCATCTGGAAATGCATTTTCATCATATATACAAACAAATGGATCTGTTTTGAGTGGATGGACTACGGGTATTTCTGGTACAAATGGCGACTTTAGAATTACAAATGACCACGAAAAAGTTTCTTCTTCCACAGAGGTGGCTGTGTTTATAGATGGTAGTACACATTTTGTTGGTATAGGTACAGATAATCCAAGAGAAGCATTAGAAGTTAATGGAAATCTCGTCATTGGAAACCAATTGTCATTTGGTGGTCTTCCAGGTTCCCAAGAATATGGGAATACATATATTATAGAGAGAAGATACAATCAATTATATCCAGCAAAGACGGAACTTTTAATATTTAAAGGTAGTGACTCTACCGCATCTGCAGATACAGGTCCGGATAGAGTACGTTACATAGCTGGTGAGCATGTTTTTCAAACATATACTTCTGTGGGTGAACAATTATACGGAGAAACTGCAATCTTAGCAGATATGGATGGTTTATTAAATAAACCATTGGTTGTGTGTGATAATCAAATTGTTGTTGTAGGTGGTACTCGTAACAACGCGCAGGATAGAGGTGTTAATACAAAACTTGTCGTCAATGGTGATATTGAATTTGATGGTGGTGGTTCATTTAAATTATCTGGTCTTGAATTTTCATCACCCGAGGGATATAATATCATAAGAAATGTATTAGCTACCGGGGGTGTTCGTCGTCCATTAACGCTTGTACACGAAGTTACCTCTGAGATTGACTTTGAGTTTGCCCGCTTTGACGCCGGTGGTAATTTGGGTCTTGGAACAGCTTCACCAAGTTCAAACTTGCACATATTTAATTCAAGTACAGGCAGTCAAAATATATTAAGACTTGAAAGTCCTGGCACTAACAAAGAAACTGGAATGCTTATTTATACAAATATCGGGGAAGGTGGATATATCAAAGGTTTTAGTAATTCTACTAATAGTACAACCGGTCTTGTAATGGGTGTTGCTACAAGTAACATATTAACAAATTGTATTCATCTCATTCAGTCAAGTAATGTAGGTATAGGTACATCCAAACCAGCTACGAAGTTGCATGTGTATAATGGTGTTCCAAGAATACAGAGTTCAACAAGTAACGCCATCGTAGAACTCACAACAACCGCTGGTACCGCGAATATTTATCTTGATAGAACTGGCAATGTCTTCATTACTCCGGTTACAGTAGCAAATAAAACTTGTATTAAAAGTGACCTCGAGATTTTGGGTGATTTAGCGGTTGATGGTGCGATTGATCTTGGTAATCAAGTAGCTATTGGTCTAGAAGGTGCGACTGCAAATACATCACTTCATGTGAATGGTGGGATAATAACAAACTCTGACCAAGTATCAAAAAAGACATACTCTAAAACCTTTGCAGTTGGACAAGGTTCCGCTTATGATGTTCAGCTCATGTTTGGTACCGGAGCATTTTATGCAAAAATTACAGCTATGCTAAGGAGAACGGATAGCTCAACTGTAGCCGATGTAAGTACTATGATTCTGGAAGTTCAAGGGGGTACGGGTGATGGAACGGCATCTACAGTCGATGTCGCAGTGGGTACAAATAACATATTTGGGGGTACAAATCCTTATCCTTGGGACCCTACAGTCACAACTGGTACGAAAGGTATAAGTATTAAACCATATAATATTGATGGTACTCGTGAATATTCATATGATATTTTGGTAGAACTTGTATCTGCGTGCAATGGTAAATTGGAAAAAATTACACGAGACGCCACACCAGCAGATCTTGATGACGTGGGTGGTTCACAAACCGTTGCGACATTCACATATTAAATAATTTTACCTAGTTGGGGAAAACCCAAAGGTAGAATTAGAATAAAACATTTTACGCCCTGATGGAATCAGAGACGGCTAAGAATAGAACGCCGACAATGAAAGCCATGACGACGTAATTACACTCGGTATCTTCGAGACCTTTTAAAACGTTGGTCTCGACCTTTGGTTCAACAACAGGTGTTACCGCAACCTGTTGTTTCTGTGGAGGTTCAAGATCCTCTAACGGACAATAACCTATCATTATTATACTTTACTTAGAGATTAATTTCGGTCTTCTTCTTCTTGCGACCCCGTTTTGACTTTGAGGAATCCACATTAACTTCCTTGACTTCACCTCCAGTGGATTCTCCTGAAATTGATACAATATCGGACATGTCATCATCATCATCTTCACTTACTGGAATTGATGTATTCATTGGTGGTGGTGGTGGCATCATAATACCACCCATCATACTGGAAATGTCAATACCGGGTCCTTGCATTTCATATTGACCAGTTCCACCAACTGGAGCTGGATTATTACCCGGTGATCTTGTTGTATTTTGAACAGCAGCCATCATATTCTTGACAAGATCTGGGTTTTGTTTAAGTACATCGTTCATGTTTGGGAGTGCAGTTTTGAACATACTATTTGTCAAGTGGAACATCATAGCTGAACCACCCAACATCATAATAAGTTTGACTTCGGGGGCTACACTGACCTTTGAACGATACTTTACATATAGTTCTTCAAATACACCATCATAGTCATCTACATTTTCCATAACTGATTCTGACCAACCCTCAAGTTGAATCTCGAATGGGTTGTATCTCTTGTTAAGGAATTCAAGTCCAGTGACACAGGCTACCAACATACGCCTAGAAAAGCGAAGAGATTGGTCGACATCTATACTGTATGTGATTCTCTTTACTTCGGTGCGGAGTTCATCTACGTTTGAATACGCATTAAGTCGTTTGTTTACAGCAAACCCCTTCTTCTCAAGGCGTCCCAACTTATTTATCAAATCTGCCTTTTCTTCGTCAATAGAACTATACCCCTTGGAAGGTTTTTCTTCTTGAAAGTCTTGTCCATCGTCACCATCGTCAAAGAACATTGGTTCGTCTTCACCATAATCAATTTCTTCATCTTGTTGTGGGCGACTTGGCGCCGATTGTTTGTTTGGATTTACAAAAGCATCCATGGCTTCTTGGTGTTGTTGTGGTTTGTATGAGCTTTGTTGCACAGGGCGGCGAACAGGTTGGGGACGAGAAGTTGAAATTTCAATTTCATCCATCAGGGCCTGTTCATCAGCATCCAATTTCATCACAGTGGTATTCCCTCTATCAATGATAATTTCTTCGTCCATCTACTCTCTAATAGGAAAGTATTCAATTACCTTTAACGCACTTTAGAAAAAATTATATATGTACATTATAAATGCTCAGCCTTAACCGTGCCAACCGAAATGCTATCACTACCATCGTTGCTTTGATTGCCTTGATCTTTGTGCTTGGTATGTTTAACAACACCAGTAAGTACCAACCCAGACCAATTACCATTGTCGCTATCAATGAAAAGTCGATCTTCGACCTCGAAAACCGTATTGAATGTGCACCCGGACATACCAGTGAGGGTAGTGTCTACACCAAAAGTTTGACCCCAGGTGGTCTTTGTGGTGCTGGAAAGTTTGTTGCTGAACAAGCAGGTTACAGTATCGCGGATGGAATTGGTGGAACTTTAATCTAAACTAATACTAAATGGCTTTGGTTACTTCGATCCAAACTATTCCAGACCTCGACTATGAGTATCATACAATAACTGTTGATTCAATTGGTCAAGACAGTGCCAATACTTTCACTTGCCATCTTCAACAACCCCTCCGTAATGTGGTCCAGGCTAGACTTCTTGCCGCTCACATTGAATCGAATGTTGTTACTGAGCATTGCTATGTGTCGGTAGAAGAATTGGATTCTATCTTCAGTGATAGAGCTTCAAATGTTCTCACTGGACAGGCAGAAATGAGTATACTCAGAGGATCATTTGCGAGCATCGTAAGCGATGGGAATGATCTCATTGTATTCAAGGATAACTATCCAATTGTAACACAATATATCAATCCAATTCGACGTATTGACCGTCTTAGTGTTACCATTAGAGATCAAGATGGTAATACAATTAGAAATCCAGTCGTAGCTGGAAAGAATTTCTTAGTTTTTAGATTTGTGTGTAGAAAGCCAAACTTGTAATTTTCTCTACCTAAAGTAGTATAACATGTCTTCTGGCATTATTCAACTTGTAGCTATTGGTGCTCAGGATGAGTATATTACAGGCAATCCAGAGATATCGTTCTTTAATTCGTCCTTTAAAAGACATTCCAATTTTTCACAATCCATTGAGAAACAAACAATTTATGGAAGTGTGAAAAATAATTCTTTATCAACAGTCCGTGTTGCGCGAGGTGGTGACCTTTTGGGCTATACATATTTAACCGCAGATGACAATACACAATGTATTGACATTGAAGACTGGACTGAGTTTATTGAAAGTGTTCAATTGGTTATAGGTGGTCAAGTTATCGATGAACAAGATTCAATTTTTAGTGAGACTGTCGCCATAGATACATTCGCTCAAAATGTTTCTAAAAGTTCTAACGGTTCCCACCCAGGATTAAGTTCAAGATCGTATTTTTACCCTCTTCGTTTCTTTTTCTGTGAAAATCTACAATCAGCTCTTCCACTTGTAGCTCTTCAATACCACGACATTGAATTAAGAATTCGGTGGGGTTCTAGAGCGGAAGAATATAATTGGAATATGTATTCTAATTATTATTACATCGATAATGAAGAGAGAGGTAACATTGCATCAAGAAAAAATGACATGCTTATTTTTCAAGTTCAGAAAAATATCGCATCAAATGAACTTGTACAAGAATTGACTTTTAATCATCCAGTGAAATATATTGCAAGTTCAAATACATCATCTGAAAGTGCGCTCACAGCGGTAACAAATCGTATTAAATTTGACATAAATGGTGTGGATATGTGCGAGTATCGGTGGGCAAAAACACATTTTGTAGATATTTCACATTACTATCACACAAACTTTGTGACTTCACCCGACATATTCTTATATCCATTTTGCGCAACATCAAGTTTACATCAACCAACTGGTTCTCTAAACTTTAGTCGTATAACATCCGCAAAAATATATAGTGAGACTTTACCAATTGTAAATCCAATTTATGCCGTAAATTATAACATTCTCAGGATAGAAAATGGTATGGCAGGGTTGCTTTATGCAAATTAAAATACAATAATATACTAAATGGTAAAGAATATTAATACCTTACATCTCACGGAGAAGATAAGACTTGGTAGATATACTTCAGAAACACAACCAGAAAATACAATCATCTTAAATGCGAGTAAAACCCAAATACCGCAGCCATCCGCTAATGGATTTTATGCATCGCCAATTCGTTATGAGAAATCAATGAATGTGCTTATGTATAACCCAGAAAGTAAAGAGATTGTTTTTGGAGACAAGTTATCTTTAGAAAGTATCACCGAATCAACACCTTCGTCAAATGTAAAAACAAGCTTCAAACATCTCGAAGTTGAACAATTAGATGTTATAAATGTAACATCAATTAATAAGTATTACATAGAAAATCCAGAATTTGTCATAGGCAAAACTGATTGTGATACTCGCGAGAGTCCATCTATAAAAATGATACACGGGAAAGATACTGTATCGATTGATTATGACGGAAGTTTGAATTTTAGTTCAGAAAAGCCACTTCGTGTCACGATAGACGGTTCACTTGATACCACAGATATAAATGTGGATACGTGCACATCAAAAGTATATCACGGAGATGGTGGGTTATTATCAAACTTGTCTTATGAACAACTTGGATATAGATTACCAGAACTCCACATCTCAAAAGATGTATACGCGTGTAAATATCACGGGGATGGTAGTCTATTAACGGGTATTCAATTGGACCAAATAAGCAACACCACAACGGGTACATTGACAATGAATGCAGCCGTAATTAATGGAGGTACTTTCATTGGTAAAGAGTTATATGTAAATGGTGTGATACAATCTGAAAAAACTATTTATGGTCGAGATTTTGTGGGTGATGGAAGAAAATTGTATGGATTAGCACAAAAAACCGATTTGATTTCGAATGTATCTAGAATTGAAACACTTGAAAGCTTGAAACCCGAGATTGATAAGATTAAAACAATTGAAAATGAAATTCCAAAAGTATATGTTTTGGAAAAATCTATACAAGATGTTGAAGTGAGAGTATCTGAAACTGAAAAACTTGAATCAAGATTTTCAAAACTTGAATATATCCCAGAAATCATAGATAAACATACGGTTAATATTTCGTCATTGTCAAAAAAAGCAGATGTTTTAGAAAGTTTCGTTCCAACTATAAAAAAATCAAATTCAGAGTTGAATGGTATAATACCAATTGTAGAGTCTACAGAAAAAAGAATAACAAATGCGGAAAAAATATACCCACGGGTAGATACATTGGAAAATAAAGTAAAAAATGTTGAGACGTACTTACCAATCGTGAGTAACTTGGAAACGTACGTTCCACGTATTGAAAAAGTTGAACTTCTCGTACCAGCAGTAAATCATTTAAATACTTTCATCCCAAAAATCAAAAGCATTGAACCAATTGTTGGAAAATTACAAACATATATGCCCAAAGTGGATACTTTAGAACAACAAATACCAAGATTTGAGCCACTCGAAGAAATGGTATCTAATGTATATTCAAGCGAAAAGGACATTAAATATATCAAAACACAAATTACATCAGTTGTGGGTAGAGTCGAAAATATTGAGGCAATACCAATAAGCACACTTCAAAGTGTAACTGAACAACAAAGTAATACAGTGGTATCCACACAGTTTGAAAATCCAGGTGTTTCACTGAGTACTATAGGTAATATAGGAGTAGGTACAAGTGAGGCATCTTCACGAATTACAATTTTTAGTGAACCGAGGATTGTATCTACACTAGGAGAAGTTGATGCAATTAAAATTAATGAACTTGCACAAATTAATGCATATACCAAATCAAATAATGGGACTTCTTCTGGACGACCAGGTGGTATTGTATTCAAAACAAGAAGACCAAGTGGTTCTTTACAAGAAAGTATGACTATTGATGGAAATGGTTGTGTCACTATTGGTTCGGCTACTTCACATCCATCAGCTGCATTATCCATAGACTCTAAAACTCGTGGTTTATTGGTACCGCGTATGACATTTGAAGAATTAAATTTAATACGAAAACCTGAGCCAGGGCTTATTGTATATGATACAGAAAATGACACATTCTGGGGATACAAATTAAGTGGTTGGACAAAATTTTGTTAAAATAAAATCATCCATTATATAAATGGGAAAGAACTTGAATACCATTGAAAGATCCGAAAGGATACGAATTGGTAAAAACGTTCCAGACGAACAAGACATAAATACCATTGTGATTAATGCGTCTAATACTGTTCTTTCTGCGCCACAATCTGGGTTATATGTTGCACCAATTAGGTGTGATACAAGTGTCGTCTCAAACACACTTGTATATAATACAGTAACTAAAGAGATTGTAGATTCCGCTGAAACTTTGTTTAGATCGTTAGATGATGTGATATCTGTAAGTAATATTGCATCATATACAGTAGAGTTTCAAAATACAGATACAAGTTTCATAACATATGGTCCAGTTGGTATATCAAATACAAATCCGATACATACACTTGATGTTGGTTCTAAATTTTTTGTTGATGATAATTCAACAAATGTTATGCATATTACAGGTAATGTTTTCATATCCGATACATTATTAGTAGTAGGAAATCTTGAAGTATTGGGAGATACTACACTCATTACACAACAAAATTTACGTATAGATGACTCAATTGTTGAACTCGGAAAAAATAACTATGATTCAAATGCTGGGTTTGATTTGGGATTTGTAATGACACGTTCGACAGCCGTGTCAAATGTTGGTATTGGATACAGAGAAGCTCAAGATGAATTTTTTATTGGATATACGAATTCTAGTGCATACGAACACTATTTAACACCAAATAGCGATAATAATGTTAATGTTCATGTCTATGGAAACGTAACAGCTGTGTCATTCTTTGGTGATGGTACGACACTTGATGGAGTTGCACTCACTACAGACTTAGTTTCAAATGTTGAAAGAATTGCTACGCTAGAGACGGATCTTACCTCAAATGTGGTTCGAATTGGGACACTAGAAACTGACCTAGCCTCAAATAACGTAAGAGTTAGTACGTTAGAGACAGATCTTGCGTCGAATGTAGCGCGAATTGGGACACTAGAAACCGATCTAGCCTCAAATAACACAAGAGTTAGTACGCTAGAGACGGATCTTACCTCAAATGTGGTTCGAATTGGGACACTAGAAACCGATCTAGCCTCAAATAACGTAAGAGTTAGTACACTGGAGACAGATCTTGCGTCGAATGTAGTGCGTATTGGAACATTGGAAACTGATCTAGCCTCAAATAACACAAGAGTTAGTACACTGGAGACAGATCTTACCTCAAATGTGGTTCGAATTGGGACACTAGAAACCGATCTAGCCTCAAATAACACAAGAGTTAGTACACTGGAGACAGATCTTGCGTCGAATGCAGCGCGTATTGGGACATTGGAAATAGATTTGACTTCAAATGTATCAAGAATTGGTATTTTAGAAACTGACTTGGCATCAAATGCATCAAGAGTTGGTGTATTGGAGACAGATCTTACATCCAATGTTGTGAGAATTGGAACTCTTGAAAGTCAGATGTTAACAAAGGCACCTATAAATAATCCAGTGTTTACGGGTATAGTTACAGGTGACGGCGGAAACCTCTCAAATATAACACTTGAACAAGTAACATCTTATGGAAATACAACATCCAATACAATATACTTTACAAATGTTAATACCGCGATAGTTACCGAAGGTGACGTAGGTATAGGAACAATTACACCCGATAAAAAACTACATGTCGCCGGTGATATTCTCGCAGATGCAGATGTATACGCTGTACGTTATTATGGGGATGGTGGTTTGTTATCTAATACATCAGGTGCTCCAAATTTACAACTTGTAACAGAACAAGGTGCAACTACAGATATCACAACAGAATTTACAAATGTTGTTACTGGTATTATTACTACATCAAATATAGTAATTGGTGGAAATATAACAGCCGCACAAAGCATTTATATAACGGGTAATATATTTGCTTATCAAGATGTAGAAATATCAAACAAACTAAGAGTATTTGATGATGTGGATATTTCCGGGCGTTTAGATATATTAGGATTTAATCAAGTATTTGGTAACATATATTGTTACAAAGACATAAATGTGAGTGGTAACACGTATGCAACTGGAAATGTTAATATTACTAATAATTTGAACGTGACAAATAATGCGTATATAAACAGTGATCTTCTTGTGAGTGGAAATGTAAATGTGATTGATCAAATTAACATATCCGGAAACGTTCAAGCAAATAAAGACTTGAATGTGTTAGGAAACACATATGTCACTGGTAATATAGTAGCTTCAAAAGAACTTCTGGTAAGTGGGAATGTGAATGTGACAACCAAACTTACGGTTATGGATAACGTATACGCCAATAAAGATCTTATTGTCGTAGGTAATGTCATAACAACTGGTAATGTAAATGTTACAAATAGTTTAAATGCAACTGGTAATATATACGCTAATAAGAGTCTTATTGTGATTGGTAATGTACATACGACAGGAAATGTAAATGTTACAAATAGTTTAAATGCAACTGGTAATATATACGCTAATAAGAGTCTTATTGTGACTGGTAATGTAGTCGCAAATGGTAATATATACGCTAATAAGAGTCTTATTGTGACTGGTAATGTAGTCGCAAATGGTAACATATACGCCAATAAGAGTCTTATTGTAACTGGTAATGTAGTCGCAAATGGTAACATATACGCCAATAAGAGTCTTATTGTAACTGGTAATGTACTCACAACTGGTAATACCAGTATCTCGGGTGTACTAAATCTTACAAATGCAACAACCGCGCTCAAGACAAATCTTACGTCAAATGTTCACGTAAAATTGGATCAGTTATCAAATGTCGTCATAGGGACAAAGGCACTCGCCAACCAAGATATGCTTGTGTATGATGGTTCAAACTGGACGAACCAACTTCAAAATCACACATTCTTATCCGCAAAGGCTAATGTCGCATTAAGTAAAGGTGAAGTTGTGTATGCGACTGGCGCGGTCGGTAACGATACATTTGTGGTTGATAAAGCGGATGCTCGCTATCCCACGAAAATGCCTGCACTTGGTGTTGTGTACCAGGATTTAGCTCAAAATGGACAGGGTCTGATTGTTACATTTGGGCGTGCTGATGGTATCCCAATTCCTGGTGCTATAGAAGGTGAAACGGTCTATGTGAGTAATACAGTACCTGGGGGTCTCTCAAATGTTGCCCCTACAGGTATATATAATGGAGCTCCCAACCTTATCCAAAATATAGGTATTGTGGTTAAACCTCACGCATCACAAGGTGTTGTGTCTATAACTGGTGTTGGTCGTGTAAACGCTATCCCAAATGCGAATGTCATCACAAGCACACCTGCGTATGTATACACAGATGGTTCATTGGGTAGAAATACTATGAACAAGATTGATCCAGTGAATCTTCTCACAAAACTTCAAACCCTTGCACAGGTTGTCAATACTGGGAACACAGTGTCAAACACAATTAATGTAACAGGTCTCACAACAACTGGAAATGTAAATATTGGAAGTAACGTTTCAGTGACAGGTCTCGCAGATCCAAACAATAAGTATTTACCGATGGTAGACACCAATGGTTATTTTGTGAGGTCGCCTGTATATGTCTCAAACGAGGGTAAATATATTATATCTGCATCCGACGCGGAATTTTTGGGTAACATTACTCTCAGTGGTAACACAACTATCATTTCTTCTACAAGTGTGACAATTGAAGATAGAATTTTTGGCGTGGGTGCAAACAATAGTGCTACGGGTTTGGATAGTGGTTTTATGATAGAACACCAAGATCTTGGTGTATTTTCCAATCTTGCTCTAATACATCATGCAGATGATCATAGATTCTCAATTGGATATACACAAAATTCATTCACAGATGACCACATTTTACACCACCAACACGATGATGGTACTATACTTTTAATAGATTTAATTGGAAATGTTCTTGCTCAAAACAATATAACAGTATACGAAAATGCATTCGTTGGTAATAAGGTCGGTATTAAAACAACGGTTCCGGGGTATGACTTGGATGTTAGAGGAACTGCAAATGTTGGAACTCTTACTGCAATAACCGGTGCATTTAGCGGAGCTGTAAGCGGGACAACTGGTACTTTTACTAGTGATGTAAGCGGAGTCGCTGGTGCATTTAGTGGAGCCGTAAGTGGGACAACTGGTACTTTTAGTGGAGCCGTGAGTGGGACAACTGGTACTTTTAGTGGAGCCGTGAGTGGGACAACTGGTACTTTTAGCAGTGCCGTAAGTGGGACAACTGGTACTTTTACTAGCGACGTAAGCGGAGTCGCTGGTACTTTTAGTGGTGCCGTAAGTGGGACAACTGGTACTTTTAGTGGTGCCGTAAGTGGGACAACTGGTACTTTTAGTGGTGCCGTAAGTGGGACAACTGGTACTTTTACTAGTGATGTAAGTGGTGTCGCCGGTGCATTTAGCGGTGCCGTAAGTGGGACAACTGGTACTTTTAGTGGAGCTGTAGGTGGGACAGTGGCTACATTTGATAGTCTAACTGTCGATACTAACACACTTCATGTAAATTCGACATCAAGTAATGTTGGCATTGGTAAGTTAGATCCAGGATTTTCACTTGACATCGTTGGTGACGTTAACTTTTCAGGATCTCTTTATCAGGGGGGGTCTCTGTTTATAAGCACTCCATGGACTATAGACGGTAATGATCTCGAATATACAGCTGGTAATATTGGCATCGGAACGAACGCACCAGCTACAAAGCTTCATGTCCACGGTGGTACTATTATAAACTCGGATCAGGTTGCCAAAAAGACATATAGTTTTTCGGGCAATCTCACGAATGGACAATTAATTGCAGACTCTACAATCAAGATTACATTTAGTAACCACGTCTTTTACGCTAAGATTGTAGCACATCTTGTACAGGGAACGGGTGAAAATGTGAGTGTACTTTCTTTAGAATGTGGTGGTGGTAAATGGGACGGGACCACACCTTCTAATAATATATCATTAGGTCCTCAGGCTATATTTGGTAGTTCAAGTACAAATCCATGGAATTCGGAACTTACAACTACGGGTACGACTGTATCATTTGCACCAACATCTGATATGGGTGCAGATGGATATTACAATATTTTTATCGAGTATATTTCACAGTCTGCAAGTGGCGTAGTATCTACAATTACAGAAGGTTCAACAGTTGTGGTGACATTTACATATTAGTTTATTTAAAGTGAAATTTTCTTTAAAAAAAGTATATCATAATATTAACAGATGGTGACAACGGATATACAAACCTTTTATGGTAAAGTTATAGTCTCGTCAAATCTCAGTGTGAACTCTAATACAGTTCACGTTGATTCAACATCCGGTCGAGTTGGTATTGGAAAGACAAATCCTGCATACTCTCTAGATATTGCGGGTATTGTAAATACTACAAATATATTCCAAGGTGGTGAAGTATATGAAAATGATCCATGGCTAAATACAGATAGCAATCTATATTATATAACTGATAACGTTGGAATTATATCGAGTAATCCACAAAAGCAATTAGAAGTTGCCGGAACATTACGATTTTCAAATGTATCAAATAGTGTAAATGATATACATACATACACAACTTACATCAATACGACAACCCAATATTCATCCGCATCGGGGGGTGAGTTTGGTAAGAGTATTGCCGTATCTGATGATGGATACACAATGATAGTGGGTGCACCCGGATATCAAAATAGTATAGGATGTGCGGATATATACACTAAGTCTGGAAGCACGTGGAGTCAACAAGCGCGATTGACGTATTCACTTCAGGCTAGGGGTGATGAGTTTGGTTGGAGTGTTGCCATATCATCCGATGGTACAACTGCTGTGGTGGGGGCGGAGGGTGAAAATAAGGCATTTGTGTTTTTAAAGCCTGGGGGTGGATGGGTCGATGCGACCGAAGATGTTATATTGACAACATTAGTCGCTATGGTGCGATTCGGTTGGAGTGTTGGAATATCTGGAAATGGAGATACCATTTTTGTAGGGGATGATGGTTGGAGTAGTAATCGGGGTCATGTATATCTATATGTTAAACCAGGGGGTGGGTGGGCTACGACTAGTAGTCAAGATGCAATATTAAGTGCTAGCAATCTGGGTTCAGGTGACTATTTTGGTCGGGCTCTCGCCATTTCATCCGATGGGTCCACTGTCGTAGCGGGAGCATATGGAGAAGATACTGATGCCAATGATGCAGGTGCTGCATACATATACGTCAAACCTGGAGGTGGGTGGGCTGATGCAACCCAAACACAATTCATTCAATCAAGTATTCATAATAGTTCATATTATTTTGGATCTAGTGTGGGTATTTCTACAGATGGAAGTACAATTATTGTGGGGGCAGAACAAGATGGCATCAATGGAACCAGAAATGGCGCCGCCTATATTTTTACTGAATCCGGGGGAAGTTGGTCTCAGGCAGCTACATTAACACACTCAGACCCATCGAGACGTGACGACTATTTTGGAACAGCGGTTGCCATTTCACAGGATGGAACTCTAGCTGCGGTATGTTCACCTCCGCTTGGTAATGTATATAAGTTCGTAAAACCTGGTGGTGGATGGGCTGATGCGACCGAAGACGAGATAATTACTGGTGTTGGTGCCTATAGTGTATATATAGAAGGAAATGTACTTATAGTGGGAGATATGGATTATAGTAAAGTATACGAAATACTAACCAACGTGCCACAAGGTGTTCTACAGTTTAATACTCGTGTAGCCGCCGCCGGTAATATTACATCATTTACGGGTCAACATATATGTTTTCCGTATGGACAGATGAAACGGGGTTTAATCGTTTCTGCAAATAATAACAAATACGTATCTTTAAATGGAACGCTTACAACTGGTCTAGGTGCTATCAAGTCAAGTGAGTCACTACCCATTGTATCTCTTTCAAATGTTGCATATGATAGAAATGTATTTGGTGTTGTTCACGAAATAGAAGATATGGACGCAACAATAAGAACCAGTGATATGGGTGGTATCATTATAAAAGCATCAAAAGAACTTGGAGATACTAGAGTCACCGTGAATTCCATCGGTGAAGGAGCTCTATGGGTAGTAAATACAAATGGTCCTCTCGTCGCTGGTGACTATATTACAACGTCGAATATTATGGGCTATGGTCAAAAACAAGAGTCCGACGAACTTAAAAATTATACAGTCGCCAAAATAACAATGGATTGTGACTTTAATCCTCCAGTCCAATCTGTACAAATAGTTAAAACGGATGAAAATGGAATAAATGTTCTTGATGAATATGGACGTCTTCAGTGGGAAGATACAACCAAGCTCGAAACTCCTTATGATATAAGATACCTAACAAACGATGGTACTAGAACAAATAGTGCAAATGCCATTTGGATTGCAGCGTACGTTGGATGTACCTATCATTGTGGTTAATTATGAAATAAAAATATAAAATCAATTTTTTAGAAGAAAACCTGTTCAAAAAAATTGTATATCAGTAGTAAGAGATGGCGACCAACACTATCCAATCATTTGGTGGTGATATTGATATCGGCTCAAATCTCACAGTAAATACGAATACATTTCACGTAGATTCGGTATCTGGAAGAGTTGGAATTGGAAAAACAAATCCTGCATATGTACTGGATGTTGGGGGTATTTTAAATGCTTCATCAATATACAAAGGTGGAACACCATTAATTGGTTCTCCGTGGACAACTGCCGGCAATGTAATTTATCGCGCATCTGGAAATACCGGAATTGGAACAAATAATCCGCAACAAGCTTTAGAAATATATGACGGGGCGCTACGCATTTCAAATACAAGCAATTCGTCTAATGTAGAAATGTATGGTTCAAGAGATTGGTATGAACAAGCCGGCATAACAGCTTCAAATGGAACGTCAAGTGATTATTTTGGTTATAGTGTTGCCATATCATCCGATGGAAATACCGTTATAGTGGGTGCGTATGGAGTTGGTTACGCGTATATACGTACTAGAACTGGTACAACATGGAGCTCGGATGTTATCTTATATGCATCAGATAGGGTGAGTGGTGAAAATTTTGGTTATAATGTCGCTATTTCCGAGGATGGAAATACAGCTCTCGTTGGAGCATATACTGCCAATAGCCAAGGTGCTGCATACGTATACGTCAAACCCGGGGGTGGATGGAGTACCACGACTGAAACAGCTAAATTGACAGCATCGGATATAGCCACGAGTGATGATTTTGGAATCGGTGTCTCTATTTCCAGGGATGGAAATACAGCTCTCGTTGGAGCATATTCTGAAGACCCCGATGGAGTTTCTGATGCAGGTGCCGCATACGTATACGTCAAACCCGGGGGTGGATGGAGTACCACGACTGAAACAGCTAAATTGACAGCATCGGATAAAGCCGCGATTGATTATTTTGGAAGCAGTGTCTCTATTTCCGAGGATGGAAATACAGCTCTCGTTGGAGCTGTATTTGAAGACCCCGATGGAACTACTAATGCAGGTGCCGCATACGTATACGTCAAACCCGGGGGTGGATGGAGTACCACGACTGAAACAGCTAAATTGACAGCATCGGATAAAGGCGCGAGTGATTATTTTGGAATCAGTGTCTCTATTTCCTGGGATGGAAATACAGCTCTCGTTGGAGCATATACTGCCAATAGCCAAGGTGCTGCATACGTATACGTCAAACCCGGGGGTGGATGGAGCAACGTTACCGAAACAGCTAAATTGACAGCATCGGATAAAGCCGCGAGTGATAATTTTGGAATCAGTGTCTCTATTTCCGGGGATGGAAATACAGCTCTCGTTGGAGCATATGATGAAGATTACTTAGCCAGTGCTTCTGGTTCGGCATACCTCTATTTTAAACCTGGGAGTGGTTGGAGCAACGTTACCGAAACAACTAAGTTGACAGCTTCGGATCCACAAAGTAGTGATAATTTTGGTCGGGCTGTCGCTATTTCTGGGAACGGGACAACTGCTATAATTGGAGCACCTAATGAGGATACCATCGCGTCGAACGCTGGTAAAGCTTACATATTTGAAGGTAGAAATGTACTACATATAGGTGGGTCTCTAAATTATACAGGTTCTATAATATCCTTCACGGGTCAACACATATGTTTTCCATATGGAAATATAGAACAAGGACTCGTTGTCTCCTCAAACCAAAATAAGTATATGAATCTTAATGGAAAACTTACAACTGGTTTGAATGCTATTACATCAAGTGAATCCCTACCCATTGTATCTTTATCAAATATTGCATACGATAAGAGTGTTTTTGGTGTTGTTGACAATGTTGAGGCTATTGGATCAACCACGCGAACAAGTGAGTATACAAAAGGACCCAAAGAACTTGGAGATAATAGAGTTATCGTGAACTCCGTTGGCGAAGGGGCTCTATGGGTGGTAAATACGAATGGTCCTCTTATTGCGGGTGACTATATAACAACTTCAAATATTGTTGGATATGGACAGAAACAAGATGACGATACTATCAAAAACTATACAGTCGCTAAAATAACAATGGATTGTGATTTTAACCCACCAGACCAACCTATACAAATAATTAAGAAGGATGAAAATGGAATAAATGTTCTTGATGAATATGGACGTCTCCAGTGGGAAGACTCAGAAAAAACAGAAAAAATGTATAGTTTGAGATACCTAACAATCGATGGTGTGCAGACAGATCAAGCCAATGTGGTATGGACAGCCGCGTACGTTGGGTGTACGTATCATTGTGGTTAAAAAAATTGTATCTCATTAGTAAGAGATGGCGACAACCGATATTCAGACATTTTATGGAGATGTTGAAATTCTATCAAACCTTACAGTAAACGCCAATACTCTGCATATAGATACGAGTTCAGGAAGGGTTGGGATTGGAAAAACAAATCCTGGATTTTCACTAGATGTTGAAGGTATCATAAATTTTACAGATGTATTTGTAAATGATACAGAATATCAAGGATCTTTGTGGACAACCTTGAATGGTAATGCTCATTATACAAGTGGTAATATTGGGATTGGAACAAACAATCCTATAAACTCCGTAGATGTTCTTGGAGAAGTGCGAGTATCTAATGTAAGTAACTCAGCTACCGTGTATGTAGATTTATATAGTGGTACTGTTGTAGGGATTACCACAAGCGGTAATTGGGACAAAGTAGGAGCATCGGATGCAGCAAATAACGACTATTTCGGGCACAGTGTCGCTATATCTAATGACGGAAAAACTGCTGTAATTGGAGCATATGGAGATGCCACTTTGAGAGGTGCTGCATATGTATTCGCCAAGGTGGATAACCAGTTATACAGAGAAACTTGGGTAGAAGTAGCCAAACTAACGGCATCGGATGGAGCTTCAAATGATGAATTTGGTCGTCGTAATATTGCCATTTCCGGGGATGGTTCTAGAATTGTAGTGGGAGCAGCGAATGAAAGTTCAAGTAGAGGTAAGATATATGTTTTTGATCGACCGGCAATTGGTGTGTGGTCAACTACCTCCACCTCAACTCAACTTACAGCAACCGATGGAGTAGCTGGTGACTATTTTGGTTATAGTGTTGCCATATCAACCGATGGTAATACAATCGTAGCGGGAGCGTATGGAGATGATGACGGTGGAAGTGCATCCGGATCTATATATATATTTTATTGGAATGGATCTGGGTGGACTCAAGTCAAGAAAGTTGCATCGGATGACGCTACAAATGATCGCTTTGGTCATAACGTCTCTGTGTCCTCGGATGGCGGTGTAGTTGTAGTAGGAGCGTATCAAGAATCAACCAATGCGGGTGCTGCATATATATTTACTAGATCTGGAGATGTATGGACTCAACGTTTGAAACTATCTTCACCCGATCCCGCTACTTCTAGATTTGGTGTTAGTGTGTGCGTGTCTGCAGATGGTGGTACAATTATAGTAGGTTCCGATCAGGCTGAAGGTACAGTTGGTTTTCAATATGGCGCAGCTTATGTATACGTTGGATCCGGATCTTCATGGACACAACAAGCGAAGCTTGTTAAGCCGGGAACTCGAGTAGATCTTGAACATTTTGGTTATAGTGTTTCATTGTCATCCGATGGTAATCGCGCTATAGTGGGAGCATACGGAAATACTTCAAATGAAGGCATTGCGTATGTATATATAAGAATTGGTACATCATGGGGTGGTTCTCGAACTATAACACTCTCCGGTGGGATTGCAGGTGATTACTTTGGGAACGACGTCTCTATTTCCGGAGACGGTAATATTGTTTTAGTTGGAGCACCAAATGATGAAGATGCTCCTGCAGTTGACACAGGGTCTGCAGTCTTTTATAATACCCGAATAGTTAAAAATTTGCTTTACCTAGAGAAAGATGTCACATTTCAAGACAGTTATGTGACTTTTACAACATTTACGGGTCAACACATATGCTTTCCATGCGAAAATATGAAACAAGGACTGATAGTATCCGCAAATAAGAATAAGTATATGAATGTGAATGGACAACTTGTGACTGGATCGAGAGCTATTCAATCGAGTGAATCACTTCCAGTCGTATCCCTTTCAAATACAGTATGTGATAGAAATGTTTTTGGTGTCGTAGATAGTTTTGAATCCAGAGGTACAAATACAAGAAAATATGATAATATAGCTGTTACCGTAGAAGGGTTCAAGGAGCTTGGAGATGACAGGGTCATTGTAAACTCAATAGGTGAAGGTGCTCTATGGGTAGTAAATACAAATGGAAACTTAGAAACTGGTGACTACATAACAACTTCAAATATATCCGGATATGGACAAAAACAAGATTCGGATACACTCAAAAACTATACAGTTGCTAAAATAACAATGGACTGTGATTTTAACCCACAAAATATACCAGTCCAAGTCATTAAAAAGGATGAAAATGGACTAAACGCCCTTGATGAATATGGACGTCTTCAATGGGAAGATACTGACCAAACACAGCCAGCGTATAATACGCAGTACTTGGATATTTCTGGTATCATAACTGACCAAGCCAATGCAATATGGAAAGCGGCTTATGTTGGGTGTACATATCATTGCGGATGAACTTAAAAATAAACTCTCACTATACTATAAAATGTCTGGTGGTATCGCCCAACTTGTTGCTGTCGGTGCTCAGGATGCGCACCTTGTCGGTCAACCCGAAATCAGCTTTTTCCGCTCAACTTATAAGCGACACACAAACTTCTCCCAAACCGTGGAACGCCAGGTGATCCAGGGGAATGTGTCCAACAATGGCATGTCCACCATTCGTTTCGAACGTAAGGGGGATCTCCTCAACTATGTTTATCTCGTGGTAAATAACGGCTCTGTAACAGAGAATGTTACTGACTGGACTGCTCTCATTTCCAAGGTGGAACTTCTCATCGGGGGTCAAGTCATCGACGAACAAGATTCAACATACTCTACACTCATTGCCCCAACCCTCTCCGCGTCGAACTCATCCAAGTCGGTTGCGGGTGGTCTTTTCGATGGCACTACAGCTAACTTCTACCCACTTCGCTTTGCGTTCTGTGAAAACTGGCAAACTGCACTCCCCCTCATTGCTCTCCAGTATCACGATGTAGAACTTCGTATTACTTGGGGTGCCAATGCGGCTGATTCCAGCCGAAAGTGGGACGTCTACGCGAACTATGCGTTCTTGGATACACAAGAACGTGAGTTCTTCGCTGCTAAACCACAAAATATGATCATCACCCAAGTCCAAAAGGCAACCGCCTCTGCGGCGAAGATTCAAGAACTCAACTTCAACCACCCAGTGAAGTATCTCGCAGCGGGTAATGCCTCAGCTGTAAATATTCTTGGTGCCACAGGTGGTATTGATAATAAGCTCAAACTCCAAATTAACGGTACCGATATTGCGGACTTCAAGTTTGCTAACCCCAACTTCTCTACAGTTTCACTTTATTACCACACAACCAACGCGAGTTCCGCCACTGCGAGTGGTACAGTTGAAAAGTTGTTCTTCTACCCATTCTGCTTGGATGCCGGTAAGATTCAACCAACTGGCTCTCTCAACTTCTCCCGCCTTGACTCTGCTCGCATCGTGAATGACACCAACTCATCTACAGATGATATTTACGCAGTCAACTACAACGTTCTTCGCATCGAGAACGGTATGGGTGGACTTTTATATTCTAACTAATTAATAAAACAAATGTGGAACATAGTATTCCTTCTCGCCATCGTTTTTGTATTGACGTACGATCCAAAATCCAGGACACTTGAAAAGATTGTTGGGCAACCAACACTACCAACTCAACGTTCTTGTGAACCTACTCATTACGAAGCCGTTCAATTTGCCCAAAGTCCATATGAATGTCCTCCACCAGGCAGAACAAATATGGGTGTCCTTACTTAAAAGGAAGAGTCACTCTTAGACTATAATGATTCAGATGGATCGCGAAACGCTCATGATGATTGCCACCATTGTTGCGATTGCTGGTGTTATCTTCCTATTTAAGGAGATGAACAAGGCTAAGCAAGATGTTGAAAACCTAAAGAACTTCTCAGCCCATCTTGTTCATCGTCTCAGTATGCCAGAACAAGAAGCTAAACCCGACGAGGATTGTGAACCAGAACCAGAACTGGAATCTCCAAAGTTGACCGAAGAAAAGGTGGGGGAATAAACATATTCACTTATTATAACTTGCGAATGCGCAATGAAAAAGTACAAAGCTATAGCGATACCAGTCAGCTTTGCTGACGAAAAACCAAAATTTCTCACGGTGAGAGATCGGCGCTTCAAGGATTGGATTTTTGTTACAGGAGGATGCAGACGAAGAGAGATCTTTAATCCTCTCCGTTGCGCTTTAAGGGAACTTGAGGAAGAGACTAGAGGTGTAGTTGCCCTCAAAAATTGCGAATACACAGAGTTTAAGTTTACGGTGAAAGAGAGTCCAACGGTGGATCTCGAATACAATGTCTTTATCTTTTTTGTGGATTATAACAGAACTGAACAACAAACACTTGTAAGGAAGTTTTATGAAGAAAAGCAAAAGACCAATCTAAAGAAAATCAATAAACAACCAATAAAAAAGACGTATGACGAGAATGATTATATGAGTTTTGATACCCTCGAGGAATTCAATACTCGTAAACGATGGAAGCTCATAGTAGATAATGTCGTTAAAAATCCAGAGTTTTATTCGTGTGTAACTTCTCTCAATAGAAAAACCTTCTGTATTAAATAGAATGAAGTCAAAGTCTTATATTTTAATGCAGATCGGGGAACTTCTCAAAAAGAATAGAGGTCTTTGTGATGAAGAAGTTGATGATTGGGTACAGGAAAATGAAGAAAAGACAGTCTACGAACTTCTTACAATTAAAAAGGAACTTTCCGAAAGTAAGGAATATCCAGATGTCTCTGTTATGAGGTGGTTTAGAGGTTAGACGCTCTATTCCGGTAAGTATTAAATGTTTAAAAGGTGGTGTAACCAACAAAAATTTAACAATGCAACCAATCTATCGCATGTGCTCATGGACGGTGGGGTCCTTTCCGTGCCTTTCGATAAATTGAACGAATTTCATGAAAAGTATATAGAGGCTGTTCTTTCTGGTGAAGACCTTTTTGTTGTAGAGCAGAAGAGTCCCAAATACAACTTCTTTGTGGATATAGACTATAAGGATGAGAGATCCCTAACAGTTGATGAAATACAAGATATATGTAAAATCATTTGTGATAAGGTTAAGAGACATGGGGGTAAAGAATGTTTGATTTCAGTATCACCCCCTAAAAAGGCTGGCGAACTTACAAAAACGGGTATACATTTAAATTGGCCGGAATTTGTAGTAAATCAGGCATCGGCTCTGGCTCTTCGTGAACATATTCTTGTAGCTCTCGCGAGTGTAAAAAGTGCTATGGATTGGAATGAGATTATTGATTCCTCTGTATATGGGAGTCTTGAGAGAAAAACAAAGGGGAGTGGTCTCCGTATGCCATGGTCTAAAAAAATGGCTAAGCATATGGCATGCGGTGGTCAGGGGTGTGATAAATGTAATGGGAAAGGTAAAATTATACAAGTTGCATACCTCCCCCTTTTTGTATACAAACACGGTCCTCTTAGTACACTTTTAAAGATTGGTCAAACTCCAGACTTAGAAATACTCAAAATGTCCTCTGTGCGAACAAATCAAACGGAGTACACAATAGTTGAATCTCCATCCAAAGTCATTAAAGAGGGTACATTTTCAGAAGCACAGACCAGAGACGAAATTCAAAACGACGAAATTAGAAGTCTCATAGAGGATTTTGTACAAAAACATATGGATGGACAAGGTGGCGCTATAATTACAAAGATATTCAAACACAAAGATACATACCTAGTTTCAACAAACTCAAAGTATTGCGAGAATCTCAAAAGATCTCATAGTTCTAATCACATATGGTTTTATGTGAGTGGTAACGTAATAGCCCAAAAATGTTTTTGTCGATGTGAAACTGTGAGAGGTCGCCGTGATGGATTCTGTAAGGACTTTTACGGGCGTAAGCATCTACTCCCTTCTAAACTTGTGGAAAAGTTATATCCTAGAAAGGAAGATGTCAAAAACTGTCCAGAAATCAAAAAATTTGAAGAAAAACCCCAAATTAAACAGTCATCTGTGAAACCATACCTTGAATCATTTATGCGTAGATGTATGAAATGTCCAGAAGATCTCAAGGTTGTGAGTATTCATAAACAAAAGAATACTTTTATTGCCCTTACGACATCTACTTATTGTGAAACTATCAAAGCTAAGCACGAAGGTGAAACGATGTCATATGTAATCAAAAGTGGTCATATAACACAAAAGTGTCCAATATGCAAAAAGAATAACTCTAGAACCCATAAACTTAGCTCTAATGTTATCAACGCTCTTGTTAATTAATATACTTAAAAAGCAACCTACTTTATATCCAAATGGTAACAACCAGAACGCGTTCGGGTAGACAGATAAAGAAGCCGGAACTTTACACACCAGAAGAAGTAGTATTAGAAGACGATTACGCACCCGAAGAACACGATTCTGATATAGGTTCAGATATTGATACTGATGATGAATATTATTCCGAAGATGATAGCGAAGACGACGATGACGAAGGAAGTCTAAAGGACTTCGTAGTGGATGACGACGAAGACGAAGAGGATAGTGAGGAAGAAGACACTTAAAAAAAACGTGTAATATATTAAATAATGGAAACTGACATAGGAAATCCAATTGAATATGATCCAATTAATGACCCCTTTAAGAATGAAGAGAAGGATGAAGATAGTACACCAATAATATATCAACGTGAGCAGTCACCACAAGAACAACAACAACCATACTATTTTCATCCTTCGGAAATGATGTATCCTCAACAAAACTACCAACCACATTCCGATAAAAGTGATTTTTTAACAAATGTAGATAAATCTGTTTGGATTATTGCATTTGCAGTTTTCTTATTGGGCTTTTTCATGGGGAAAACCATGCAACCAGTCATACTCAGATACTCCTGAGTACCCAACAAATGTACCAATATCACCATACTTGGTGGATATATCCCCCTTTACATCACGGACCATCATTTGAGATGGATACAAAGGTATGATAAACGCATCTCGTGTATCTTCGACAAACCCCTTTGATGTAGAAGGCGCTTCTTTTGTATCCTCCTGCTCTGTTTTGTTTTTTAAATCAAACTTCGGTTCAAAAAACAAAATAAAGAATGCACTTGTCAAAATGATTGTAAGTATTACACTTAACATTTCGTTTTAAAATTAATATATATTTTTATTTACGCGGATGAAACTTCTGGTTCGCCTTCTTCGGTAGTTTCTTCAATCTTAGCATCGGTTGATGACTCTGGTTCACATTCTTCGACCTTTGCTTCAGCCTCGCGTTTCTTACGTCGTTCCTCAATTTCAGTGGCGACAATATCATCCGCCTCCTTTACAAGGTCCTCCATTGGGGCATCTGGCTTTTCCTTCTTGAGACGCTCGAGAACTTCGGCTGGATGACTGATTGGTGGTTCGTCTGGCTTGGTATAGAATTGGGAGTTCTCATCACCCGGCTTGATGTATGATTTCGATTCCATCATATCACGCTTACGTTCATTGAATAGACGAGCAGCTTCTGATTGGTTCTCTTTGTATCCAGCCATAATTTCTTCGAGCTTTTCATTTTGATAATGGACATCCTCAATCTTCAATGGATCTGGTGGAATCAATAACCACTTGTACAAGTCAACGACGTAGATGTCAAATGTAGAGTCTTCCTTTTGAAGACGCTTGGCGTGAGACGCGGCTTCATCACGAGATGCGAATGCACCGCGGATTTTAATGCCAAACTTATCATTCTTTTGTGGAGCCTCTGGACCAACAACAGAGAGGCATGCGTAAAGTTGACCTGGAACGGTGGTATAATCTTGCTCAAGAGACATATTTATGTCTTATACTACTATCAAAACTTTAAGCCAGCTTAAAAACAGTTGACGAGTGTAATACAAATGCGGACATTTTGGGATAAACAACCAGTTCCACAAGATGGAATTGTTTATGAAGGTGGTCACGAACTTGAAAAGGAGCGAAATATTGTGATCGAACCACTTTCCCTTCCAAGTGGGTTTTCTTGGTCAGAATGTTCACTCGAGGAAGCCCATATACTTCTTGCGGAACACTATGTGCGAGACGAAACTTTCAAACTATCATATTCTCTTGAAACTCTTAGATGGGCAGCGGAGGTACCAGGTTATAAAAATAAAGGTATTCGCCACGATGAAAGTGGTGAACTCATTGGTTATATATCAAGCATTCCAATCAAAGTGAGAGTTTGTAATGACATATTGAAGATGGTTCAAATCAACTTTTTATGTGTCCATCCATCCTTTAGAAGTGAAGGATTTGCACCACTTCTCATAAGTGAAATTAAGAGAATTGCAAATACTAACGACATTTGGCAGGCAGTATATACCGCGGCAACAAAAATACCAACACCAATGATAAAGTCTTCCTATTGGCATCGTTTTCTAAATGTTAAACGCCTTATAAAGTGTGGATTTTATCAAACGGACAGGTTAAGAGAAAAATACTTTGAAATTCGTGGAAATTCGCAATTTAGAGAAATGACCACTAAAGATATTCCAAAAGTTACCAGAATATTAGAAAAATATTTCAAACAATTTAAAATTGCACCGGTCATTGACAAAGAATGGGTTAAGTATTGGATACTACCTACACACGCATATGTAAATGACAATACAGATGACTTTATTTCATTTTACGATATTCCATATCATCGAGTAGACGAAACGGATACTATACGACAAGCTTATGCATTCTATATGGTTGGAGAAGTATATAACGACGCATTTATATTAGCAAGAAATAAAGGCTACGATGTATTCAATACTTTAGATGTAGGAGAAAATCAAACCAATCTCGAGAGTATGAAGTTTATGAAGGGAACGGGAAGTGTGTACTATTATTTGTTCAACTGGCTTCCATCCTCTAACATTAATCTTGAAGATGTACAACTCAAATTACCTTGACTTCCTAAGTAAAAGAATTAAATCCAAATATTTACAAGAAAATGGAAGAGATACGCCGTAATCACAATGACGCCAAAAGAGAGCTCATCCAGTATGTAACCAGAGATGGTGATCAGATACTTGATGTGGGGTGTGGTTTTGGTGGTGATCTTCAGAAATGGCACAAGTGTGGAGCAAATATGAGTATGTGTGACCCAGAGCCATCAGCTCTTGTTGAGGCTAGGTCTCGCGCTAAAAATATGCATATGCGCGTAAACTTTTATGAGGGTGATATTCATAATTGTCCAAATAGAAAGTTTGATATTGTGTGTTACAACTTTTCACTTCATTATATCTTTGAAAGCAGGGAAAAGTTTTTTAGTTCAATTCGAGAAATTAGAAAACGAATGAAACCCGGTGCAAAACTCATAGGAATTATACCCGATTCTGAAAAAATCATATTTAAAACACCACTCACAGATCAGATGGGTAATTTCTTTATGATGAAAACACATGGGAACGGCGGATATGGCGAAAAACTATTTGTAAACTTAGTAGAAACTCCATTTTATGCAGAAGGACCAAGATCCGAGCCTATTGCATATAAAGATCTTCTTGTGACACATCTAGAAGAATTGGGACTCAAATTAGAACTTTGGGAAGGGCTCACAGGTAACCCAATATCCGAACTCTATAGTAAATTTATCTTTGTATATAAGAGATGATCACATTCATTATACTCATTCTGATCAACTTGTGGATACTTAATCGAACTAGGGAACCACAAGATTTCGTTGAAGTAAAGGAAAAATATCGAACACTCAGGAACCATCTAGAGGATACTCAGAACGAAAAGTTTCGGGTATTGGTAAAGTGTATCCCAATTACAGGTGTACAACGTATGAATGGAGTCGTAGGGTACAATACAAATAAAGGACAGGAAATTGCTTTATGTCTGGATGGAACTCCAAATGAAATATTTCACGTTCTCATCCACGAACTAGCGCATTGTACAGTCGACGAATATTCTCATTCTAACGAATTCTGGAAGAATTATTTAGAACTTCGCGACATTTGTGTAAACTTGGGTATATATGAAAAAATACCAGAAAGAACAAAGTTCTGTGGTCAACATATCCAAGACAAATAATATTCTTCGTAGATATCAAATGAAAACACCTGTAAGTGTTTTACTTATGGTTATCTTATACTGGCTTGCTATATATGGTATAAGTATTGTACCACACGTGAGTGAGAACTATAACCTAAATCTTGTATGGTTAACTGTTATCGTACCAAACGTTCTTCGCCTAATTGTTGGGAGTATACCACGACTCGCCGTGGACCGCTTGTTCTTTTTATCGACAAGTGTGATTGCCCTAATAATTACATTCGCGGTAAATGCGCTATGGGGTGATACAAAGGAGGCTGTTAAGAACTATGGAAGTGACAGAAGCAAGACACTTAAGTTGAGTGCCTTGCTCATGACAGCATTTGCGACAGGAGCTTTGATTACCTACTTTGTGGGTATCGATAATTCAATCTATAGTAATATGGGTTGGGAGTCAAATCAAGGCTTAACGATGTAATCCTTAACCACATAGAATGCCAATGCGGCAACCAATCCTGTTGAAGCCAAGCCGATCATACTTCTACCACCAGTTTCGTTAATGAAACGGGGAATAGAGGTCGCCAACTTGTCTTGAACTGGCTTACTCACAGCGAGAGCGGCGGCAGCACCCGCGACGAGAGCAATCATTTGATCGTCAGTAAGGTTAAGTGGGTTCTTACTCGCTGGAGCCGCTTGCTGTTGCACTTGTGGTGCCATGTAAGCACCCTGGGGCTGAGGAGCGGTCATTTGTGGCATCATTCCTTGCATTCTAGGTTCGTCCATCATCATTGGGGGGTCCATCATAATGTCATTAATTGGAGTAGAGTCCATCGTCTGTTTATTTTGACTCACATTTTTTTCGGCTTGCGAAAACGCCTGTGTTCTAGGTTCACTTCTAAAATTCGTTGTTGGATTATCATTTAATGATACCATTCCGTCACCATTATCAGATAGATTTAAGGTACTGATATCGCTAGACATTTAGTATAGTCATATGTTTTTGAGACATCTGAGTGACGCAGCAGCCTGTATTAGAGAATTCAATTTATTGTATTCTAAGAATGAATGATTTTGTACATCAACCCATGATAACATACATTGGTAATAAAAGAAAACTATTAGATGTCATAGAAAATATAGTAAAGAAGCTTGCTCCTAAGTCGTGTGCGGATACTTTCGCTGGTTCTGGTGTTGTATCAAGAATGCTTCTAACACATTGTGATGAACTACACGTTAATGATCTTGAAAAATACTGTGAAGTTCTTTCACAATGTTTTTGTGTAACACCATCATCTGCTGAACAAAAAGAGATAATACAACATATTCATTTAATGAATACATGTCCAGATAAATTAGGACTTATTTCCGAATTATATGCATTGAATGAAAGACAATTCTATACTCCTGAAAATGGACAAAGAATTGACGGAATGTTAGAGTATATTGAAAATCATGTTCCCAATCATCTAAAATCATATTGTCTTGGTCCACTACTTGTAAAAGCGAGTATTCATACAAATACATCTGGTGTGTTCAAAGGATATCATAAAGGTGGTTGGGGTGGTAAAGGTGGGTATGCGCAACATAGAATTATGAAGCGAATTGAAGTTGAACCTCCAATTTGGATTCAGGAACCCAAGCGAGTTTGTGTATACCGCCACGATGCATGTGATTTTCTAAAAGATCTCCCAAAAGTTGATCTCATATATCTAGATCCCCCATACAATCAACATCCATATGGATCAAATTACTTTATGTTAAATCTAATATGTACCAATGAGAGACCTCATACACTTTCAAAAGTATCAGGTATCCCTGGAGACTGGAACAGAAGTCAGTACAACTATAAAAACAAGATTAGAGAGGCTATGGAACGTACCTTGAAGCTATCTACCGAAAAAGCTAAACATACCTTGGTATCATATAATAATGAGGGTTTCATCAAACTTGATGAATGGGAAGAAATCCTAAAACCATATACATATGAAAAAATCGAGATTGACTATAGCTGCTACAAAGGATCTCGAAACTTAAAAAATCGTTCTACTAAAGTTACAGAATATCTATTTGTTATTTCGTCTTTGTAATTTTAAGTGTAGTCTTCTTCGTCGCCTTCTTGGCGTCATCTTCTTTTTGGTCCAAATACTTTGGATTGTACATTTTCTTGTGAAGATGCCACAGGTCAGGACCACCCACTCTAAAACCCTTTCTAACTGTAGCCTTGTACCAAAATACACAATCAGTGATCTTATTAGACTTTACAGTATTGTCTAATACGAGACATTCATAATTTTCTGTGCAAGCATCCATGACTTTATTAAACATATCCATTGTTGGAAATATACCAAAGAATGATTTATAGAGTTTTTCTCTATTCTGTATAATGTTTTCCCTGAGGATGAACACATAATCTACATTAGCGCGAAGTGCTGGAGGTAAGTCCATAACGTATTGCATTGTAAGCATAAAAAAGATATTATAGTGTCGTCCATTCATAAAACACTGTCGAATACATGTATCTTTTAAAAACTTTGAATCATACATACAATCATCAAGAAGCATAAATGCTCCATTTGTTGAATTTTTACCCTTTGTCCCGACAAGTTTTCTTTGTCGTGATATAACCCGTTCTATGGCGTCTCTGTCATATTCACCATAGACAAAGAGGTCTGGAATAAATTCACCATAAAAGTGATTGCCTTCTTCTGTCCCTGAAAGAACTATACCCGCTGGTATATGTTTCTTGTGATACATGATATCTTTGACCAGAGTCGACTTTCCTGTATTACGCTTACCTATAAACACACATACCCGATCATCGCTCATCGTTTCAGGTTTGAATTTCTTCAATTGAAGGTTCATTCTACATTAGTGTCCCGTTTTATTTAGTAAAATTTTACTCACATACTGTAGGAATGTCAGGTCGCTTAAGACTTGCTGCCACTGGAGTTCAAGATCAGTGGCTTACAGGGGATCCACAATTTTCATATTTCCTGATGAATTTCAGAAGACATACAAAGTTTGCAATTGACTACGTCGAAAGTCAATTTGATGGAGATGTAGATTTTGGAAATACGGTGATTTGTCGGGTTCCAAATGACAAAGGTGATCTTGTCCGTAACCTGACTCTCAAGGTTACGCTAGATGATCCAACTCCAAATGGTGACGAATGGACACCTTCAATCATATCACACTTAGTAGAAAGCGCTGAGCTTCTTATTGGTGGTCAAACAATTGAAAAAATTACGGGAGAGTACATCTACATACATCAACAGCTTCATAATACAGATGACGATATAAACCAAACACTTTACTTTCTAAACGGACACAGTAATGTACTTGCATATTCCGGAGAATATACATATTTTATGGAACTGCCATTCTATTTCTATAGGAATTCAAGTCTTGCCATACCAACGTGTGCACTTACTAAACAACTTGTTGAAGTTAAAATAAAGTTAAGACCTCTCACTGAACTTATTTTGGGTGGTGCTTCCGTGGGTGTATCCGCAAATCTCAAAAAGTTTTCATTAGACACAGAGTTTGTATTTCTTTCGGAAATTGAAAAAAACTTTTTAATGTCAAGACCAATTGATTATGTCATCACACAGGTTCAGATGTCAAGCTTTGTAATGAAACCAGGCGAAAATACTAAATCTGTAATGTTAAACTTTTCCCATCCAGTAAGAGAAATGTTTTTCATATCACAATCTGAAGTAGATGTAAGCAATAACTATGCAAATAGATATAACACAATTACAAATGTAAGTCTTAAATTTAATAACGAAGTTGTGTTTGATAGAAGTAATAAGTTTATTGTATACGAACAGGCTCTAAGACATCATGTAAATTCTCCATATAATTATAATTATTCATATCCTTATCTTAAATCAGACTTTGCTATGTACAGTTTTGCTCTTCAACCTGAAATTTACTACCCAACTGGTCAGGTAAATATGAGTAGAATATCACATAAACTCTTCACCATACAAATAGACCCAAATTATTCAAATGTCAATAATAACACACGAATATATGCCGTGAACTATAACATACTTCGTATTGATAGCGGCTTAGCTGGTTTAAAATTTTAGAATGCTATAATAGTAATGGCTGGTCGTGTACAACTCCTATCATCTGGTCCCCAAGACAGGTTCTTCACATTAGATCCAGACTACACATACTTTTTGGAAAGTTTTAAGAAACATTCAAACTTTGCAAGAGATTATGTAAATATAGATCCAGAAAACACTCCAGATTTTGGTGGTAAAGTGAGATTCAAAATATCAAGAAACATTGGTGATATATTAAATACACTCAGTGTAAAAGTTAAACTTCCAGAAATAGAGACTGGATTTTTTGGTTATATAGATTCAGTTGGACATGCTCTAATTGAATATGCCGACCTTATCGTAGGTGGTAAAATTATTCAAAGAATACCAAGTGACTATCTTCAGATATATTCAGAACACTTTGTAACCCAAACAAAACAAAGAGCTCTTGAATACCTCATTGGTAAGTATCCAGAACGGGCGATTGGTTCACGAGTATCTGATAGTGAAATATTATGTCATCTCGGTACATCTGATAGTATTCTAGAATGTTTTGTAGATTTGCCATTCTATTTCTACAACAATCCAGAGTTAGCTTTACCATTGTGTGCAATCAAAAAACAAGAAATTGAAATTGAATTGAAATTAAGAAACTATAAAGATCTTGTTGTCAAAGTTGACGGAACTAAACCGTCGTTTAATGAAGTTCTTAAGATTGTCGATTTTCAACTATGCGCGGAAGTCGCATTTCTAGATCCATGTGAAAGACTTAAAATTGAGAATGAAAAACGGGACTATGTCATAACCCAAATACAACAAAATGTATTTGATGTCGCTCAAGGTGAGCAATCGGGTTCCTTCAAACTTGATTTTATAAATCCAGTCAAAGAGTTGTATTTTGTAATTCAACGACAAGGTGATATAGGTACAGGTGAAGGACAGTTTATAACTCCTTTTGATTATGATAATACTTTGGATGTGAATGCTGGAAAATACATCTTATATGAGAACTTGAATTATCTTACACTTGATTTGGATAGTCAACCGATAATTACACAAGAAACAGGTGGTGTTATATTTCTCAAAGCCATACAGGGAGCGATTCATCACTCAAAAACACAGTTGCTTAGAAGATTCTATTCATACAGTTTTGCATTAGAACCCGAAAAATGGTATCCCACGGGACAAATTAACTTTAGTCTTGTAAAAGAACAAATACTCAACCTAAGTCTCACACCATGTGCAGATTATGCAAGACAAATACGTGTATACGCTATAAACTACAATACTCTCCGCGTTGCCGAGGGAACTGCCCAAACTCTTTTTAATTTGAAGTATTAGTAAAGATGATGAAAACGGGTTTTGGTGAAACTTCCGGAGCCTATGAGGAATCTCAGTCAAATGCACTTATTGGTATCCTTTTACCCGTTCTCGAAAGAAGTATGATACTTGCAGCCGAATATTCCAAGGCGTGTGGTCGTAACACAGTACTTCCAGAAGACATGGAATATGCAATTAAGTATTGCGCAATGTATACAGTTGGTCAAAATATTGGCTCTCTCTTTCCAGACATATATAATGAGGACTCTTCGGATGAAGAAGAACTCGAAGAAGTTGACCCAGACGAATGCCCTCCGTTCGTAAAATACTCAGGTGACGATCAAACATTTAATCAAATGAATGAAGCATATGAACGCTGGGATACTTGGATACCACAAAGTCCGGTAGAAGAGATGTTAAAAAATGCTATTAATAGTAATGAGTACATCGGAACTGGAGGGTTGGACGATTTCTGAATATAAGTCGTTCAAAGTCACGGGTGACGACGATTCAGAAAGTAGCACTGATGGAGATTCAGACGAAGAAGACGAGCAAATATTTGCAAAATCTCAGATAGTCAGGAGAACAAAGTATAAAAAGATAGTAGAGAAGGAAGAGTTATTACCAGAATGAAAAAAATCTATACTAGTATTATAAAACTAACCATGGCCGATATGACCGCCCAAGCTCTCAAGACTGTTAACCTTGTGACCCAAGAATTGGAAACCCAATCTCTCAACGCGATTGTTGCTGGCTTCTCTTTCGCTGCTGCGATGAGCTGGATGGATCTCGTCCGATGGGTTATCCAACAACTCATTAAGGTGCCAAAGAACGGTGGTACCCAGTACACCCTCACCGCTATTTTGACTACCCTCTTGTCAATTGTTGTGTACATGGTCATCGCGCGTATCTCTACCCGTGTGTCCAAGCCAGCGCAACCAGTCTTCGCGATTACCCGCTAAGCCTTGGTTTTTGCTTCATCAACATCAGCAGAACTAATCCAATAATAACTATTACTCCTATGGATATATACTCTTTCCATCTATAAGAATCCACTACAATTTCAGGGATACTTATTGGTGATGACACATCCTTCTCCTCCTCTATTGGAACTTTGGGGAGTCCTTCAAGTTTATCTGTAGAACCTGTAATTTCAAATTTTAACACATGATCTTGACCCCTAAAGTCATATGGAATGAGACGCCCGTGACTCATATAGAAAAATTCCACTTTGATATCTCGAATAAACTTTTGCGGACCCTTGTAAAATTCGTGTGTTAGTGGATCATCTGCGTGATGATAATTTATAACATCCGAACCATTTGAAAGAATATGACCAGTATAAAATGGAGTTTTGGAATATATAGTCTTTATAAAATCATCGGAACCACTCGTAAGTCGTATAATAATTGAGTTTGGACCATTAAGATTTATAGCGCCGGATGTGAGTGTAGAACCAGTTGATGATTGATTATTTGACGAAAATCCTAAAACTTGATGTGGTGTTGTTGTATTCACCGAGTTACTTATATATCCATTTGTACCATCAAAGAACTCAAATGTAAAATCATTGGTTACACCTACGTTTGAAAATGTAAGTGTATTTCTGTATTCATCAAATGTCACCTGATCTATTACATTACTTGTTCCAATAACCATCTGTCTCTGAAGTTCTGAAGCTAATGTTGTTCCACTGGTAAAGTTATTTGCTTCTAGTGTAATAGAAGACCCGTCGACACTAAATGTTTTATTTGTTTCACACACTTGTAGTTGTGGTGTTGGAATACGCGCAGAAATCAGTGTAATCTTAGTCACATCATAAATTGGTTCCTCAAGTGTTATAACATAGTTATTCGCATATGGATATATATTTGTATATCTCTCACTACTATCTATGTCAAGGGTATGGACCTTCATTAAAATATAGGTACAATATTTTAATGATTGTTTTTGTCTAAAATGTATTATTACACCTAATAAATGTGGTGAGCCAATGGATTGTTCTGGAGTTGGTTCTTCGCAATATCCAAGTTCCACGCGTTTGGATTTTCATTACCCTTGTAGGCATTGAATTGGTGGAATGGTTTTTGTTGGTAGTTTTGTGTCCACGCACCGTTAGCCGCATTCATACGACCATCAATACGACTGGTATCTGAACGAACAGCTGTGAGGGCGCCACCTTGTTTGAGAGCACTCTCTCGCACATTCATACGACCTGCGTTACCCATACGGTTCGCCTTACCACGACGGTCTTCTGGACGGAAACCATACTTCATAAGTTCTTCGTTATTCTTAGTAGTCACCTGGACAGCGGCGCTATTAGTGTAAGCACCTCTGAAGTTGGTAATACCTGGGTTAGCGTGACTATAGTGTGCAAATTGTTGATCATTACGATCGCTCTTGAATCGCGTTGGATCTTGTGGCATCGCTTGGGCTGAGATAAATCGTTTCGCGCCATTGAAACCCAATCCATCCGCTCGATGACCAGTTTCAGAACGATTAGTAGTTCTCTTGGTCTTTTCATGTTCTTGTCGTGGTATCATACCAGACATACCCTGAGCTCGACCAGCCATAGTTGGAAGACGAGAAGGTAAGAAGGCGGTGGTTTCCGGCTTGTTGTGGGTCAACTCGCCAACAACGGCGGAGCGACCACCTGTAATATCCATAGCTGGACCGGCGCGTCCTGGAAGAGTTGTAAGACGATATTCGCCAACATTCACTGGATTCACACGGAACATCTGTTGATAACCTCCAACCGCTGGAATATTCGCACTTACACCCAAACCTGGACCAACCATTTGCTTTTCGATTGGTGACAAATTGTTCATACGACCGGTATCATACATACGATTTCTCATATTGAGAATTTCTTGACCACCACTTCGTTGTTGAGCACCAATATCACCAAAACTAGCCATTTCCATTTTAGATGGTATATCCATACGTGTATCAAAGTTTTGCTCTACAAATTCTGGAACTGCGTCATCATCATACACAACTGCTGGTGGAGCTTCCGTAACCTGTTGAACCACTGATTTAGGTTCAGGCTTATTACTCAAAGCTCGTCCAGCAAAAATTAGACCAGCAATAGCTGCAAGTGAAATGGGATCGGCCATTCTTATTTTGTAGTAACATTTTTATTAGCGTATCTTTGTTGGAAAAGTCCGTTCTGGAGTTCTGCACGAGTACTTGATGGTTCGTAAGTCATAGTACGAAGTGGAGTCTTACATTCCATATTAGAAAGTGGAAAGAGGTTACGTTCATATGTGGGAACGATAACTTTACTGAATCGGGTAGTTGATTGTGGACGAAGTTGATCACTCACATCAATGTACTGCGCTGGAGAACCTTTACCCGCCATGTATGGCGCCGTGCCGTACAACATAGTATTTGGACGGCAACTTCCACAGTTAATAGAACTGGGCTGAGGGTACACAAAGATTTCTTCATTGGCTTTCACTGATGGGAGAGCACCTGTATTTTGAACGATCGCAAGACCAGGTTGAAGTTGGTATGCCATTTATTATTACGTAAGAATATTTATATTAAGCTGGAGCGGTGCCATGACCTCGATGAGAAACTCGACTATCGCCAGCTGGATCAAGACCCGAAAACGCTTCAAGTTGAACACCGCGCATATTTGGATTACACATTTCTGGATTAGTTCTACAAATTGGAGCATTCTTTTTACCATAACACCACTCGGCAAATCCAGTTTGGTCGCCTGGAATGTTTGACACTGGTGTAGTCACAAATTGACGCTCGAATAAATTACGACGCCCATAAACAGAGGGTGAACCCGAACGACCTCCATCAAATGGAATGCGATCACCGACATACTTATTTACAAGTGGCTTGACAGATGGATAATAACACGCTTCGAGACGGTTTGGTGCATCTGTATAATCCGTAATAAGAACATTACCCATTGGATTGTCCGCTGTGGGCATTTGACATCCAAGTCCACTACCACTGGCATTCACGTTATAACTTTCTTTGACCATTTCTGATTTGTACATTACATAAAGAACGGCTAGTAGCGTAGCACCAAGAACAAATATTCTTGGGTCGCGGCGAGTAAGATAAACAATACACGTTGCATAAATTATAAAACGTGATGCAGCATTAATTCTATCTACTGGATTCTGTTCCTTATTAGGCCAGAACTCTAAGACTTTATCAGTTTTTGTAATCTGCTGAGGGTCGTCAAACCAAGCCTCCATTTAATATACCTCGAGGTTTATTTTCTGGGAAGGCTACCAAGCATACTGCCCATCATCTTCATGAGTGCGTCTTGGTCAATCTCGCCGTCACTGGTCTCCATCTTGTCAGCACAATCCTTAGCAATCGTCTCGATGAGACTGAGAGTTTCGGCTGGGATAGCTGTAATTGTAGTTCCAAGCATGTATAGGGTTTGAAGGTATTGCCAAGTTGCAGCTTTTGTATTTGGTGACATTCGCTGCCAATAACTCTTAATGTTGAGATCCTTGAGGAATTCAATCTTTTCAATTTCAGTCATAAGAAAGGACTCATCTTTCGCGGAAATCTTTTCGGCATATGGAGCTACACCCTTCATAAATCCATCAACAATGAGACGTGGGTTAGTTGACTTCAACAATTCAAAGGAAGTCGTCATCTTCTTGATACCTTTTTCTTCTGGAAAGGTCTTGTGCAATTCCACAAGAAACTGGGAGAGCATGTCATTAAACGCACTGACAGACGCCATTTTCTTATATTGAGGGGTAAATCTTTAAGTTTAGAAAGGGTCGCTAGAAATAGCTTCTTTTTGACCAAGACCATTAGACACAATGAAATAAACGAGAATCGCATTGAGAACAGCTGGCTTGGTATACTTGTTCAATTCAAGCTTACCTTCATTATTAAGTTGAGCCTTGATGTGAATGTAAGCAGCGGTGATACCTGCGGCAATTAGGGCAGCACTCACTGGATCTCTGAGATATTCGGATAATTCTTCCATTTAATTATACGCAGCTTTTTTTACACGCTGTTCTGGTGCGTCACCGAAAAAGACTCCTTCGTCGGCTGGTTCCATAGCCTGGGGTGCTACTTGGTGTTCAACTTCGGGTTCAGAATATGGAGCTTGCACACCTGGTACGGTTTTGAACTCGTTTTCGAGACCCGTGGGTTGAATTTGTTCAGGTTCGACACACATCATTGTTTCCGTTTCTTGTTCCGGTTCAAACATGGGTTGCTGCTCTTGTTCTTGTTCAAATGGAGAATCTTGTCCCTCAAAAACGTCTGGATCTTCGGTGTCATGAACTTCTCCATCCAAATCAATATCCCTAGAATCTTGTGACATGTATGTTTGAAGTATCTGTTGCACAGGGATGAGTTCCTTTACTGTATTTTCAATACAGGTACAAAAACGTTTGGTCAATTGCTCATCACGGACATATTCACTTTGTTCTTCGTGAAAAATATATGGGTCCTTGTAGAGATCCTTAGCTACGTTGTTGTAGCAGGTTTGGATGAACACCTCATTTGTTGGTAACTTGAGACTGATTTTCTTATTGTCAGCTTTGAGACGAACCGCGGATAGAATTTTAGTACATGCCACAAATACAGCAGCCAACAAATCGTTGAACCACGCACAACGACCAGCAATATTACTCGCATGTTGCGCCGACATTTGATTCGACCAATTTGGAACCTCTTTGAGGAGTTTTTGAAACATGATGAGAGTTTTTCGCCCCTTGGAAAGCTTGGCAGCTTCGTTATACATTTCGTCAAATACTTCAATCATAGGTGGACACATAATAAGGCATAGTTGCCCCAAGTACTCTTTCTTAGCCTCGACAAGTACGTTTAAATTATCCATTTATGATTAAGAGGTTTTTTAATTACAGAGTTTACTACGCACCCCTCCTGTACTTATTAGCAATCTTTTTGAGATTCATCAGGTCTGGAAAGTTTGTATCATCAACACTCTCAGAAACACTCTCCTTCTTCTTCTTTTTAATGATCCACGTGACATATATTTCAAACTCACTCACATGTTGTACAGTAAATCCACCTAATTCAAATTGCCTAGCTACATACCGCGCCGCGGATTGTCTATCAAATGTGGGATACCCAACAACAAATGCAGGTATTGTGAGAAATATCTGCTTGTGTCCCAATTCTACACACTGCTTAATCTTACGAGAAAACTGTTCATATATCCTGGTATATATCTCCTTTTTGATTTGTTTTCTCTTCTCATCAATTTTACTTACATCATTGATGCTGATCATTATAATTACTGTAATTTATTTTTAGCCACTTCTAACTCACTTGTAGTTGGCACAGCCACTTCTTTGACAAGTTTGTAATCAACAAACTCTTGACCTCTAACACCATCAACAAATGGGGTAACATTTGAAACGGTTTGAACATCAAGTGGTTGAGAGCGAAGAGATACCAACTTAATAGTTCCGTTTGTAACTTCATATGAAGCGACAACGGAGAAACCATACGCGAATCCACTATTCTTCACGGTCATAAACATACACTCATAAATAGATTTAGTACCATCTGTGTACTTCTTGAGAGCGGTAGTTTCAATAATATACGTACAGAGTCCCGTTCGCTTGGCAATTTCTTGATTCGCTTGGAGTACAAATTCTTCCATCATATTGTTATCTACATCAGCCTCCGCCTGACTGAAGCCACTGAGGTCTGGTCTGGCATCATCAAATCGCACAGAGCCTACTGGCTTCTTGTATCCTGAGAATCCAAAAACTTCTGTGAATGGTTCTCGGTTGGTCGCAAGCAACAGGACAATGATAAGAAGGATGGCTGTCAAGTACAACTTCATCTTTACTAGTATGCGTTAATTTTTTTTTACAAAATACCATATAGATAATAGATGTCGCTGCTGATATATAGCCCCAGATGTAAACACTCCATGGAAGTCATTGAGTATATCAATAAACACCAGCAACTAAAACAGCTTGTAAGTTATCATAACATTAATACCCAAGGTATTCCAGTTGCGTATCGTAACAAGATTACCAGAGTCCCAACGATGCTCACGAAGAATGGAAAAATTCTTGTCGGAAATGAAATCAAAAACTGGCTGGATTCTCTATTACCAAACAAGGAAGTTTCGAACTGGGGATTTGGTACAGGGTGTTCCATGACTACCCTCGATGGTGATGATAATGATGCCGATCTATTTACACTTGACGACTATGGACAATCTCTTCAACCCGCAATGACCAGAGAATTAGAAGAAAAGATAAACCGCGACGTGAGTAAGGGAATTGCCTACAGCGAACAGATTTAAAGATATAACGCAGAATATTTAGTAACATGAGACTCGTTACGATTCAAGCGTCTGCTATTAAATCAACCTTTGAGGTACTCAAAGATATATTGAACGATGTAAATATATACTTTCGTCCAACTGGAGTGTACATTGTTACCCTGGATACAGCCAGGACTTCTCTTATTGATATGTTTCTGTCTGCCGACAATTTCGAGGAATACAGCTGTGAACAAGAAGAAATCATCGCAGGAATTAATATTTCAAATACTTTTAAACTTTTGAAGACAATTACAAATAATGATGTCCTCACAATTGAGATTAACTCAAAGGAGTGTATGGACCTTGAAATTACAAGTGAATCAAAGAAGACGAGTACTAAGTTTCAACTCAAACTCCTTGATATCAATGAAAGTCGCATCGAAGTTCCAGATGTTACTATGACAAGTATTACCATTCTTCCATCCGCGGATTTCCAACGTCTCTGTAGAGATATGTCAAATATTGGACAAGATATCGAGATTACACGGTCTGGTAAGGAACTTCGTTTGAAGTGTGAAGGTGATTTTGCAAATCAAGAGACATCTATCGAATGTCTTGAGGAAAGTCCAGAAATTACAGGTCTATATTCTCTCAGATATCTGAATATATTTACAAAGGCGACGAGTATGTGTGCGTCTTTGCAGATTATGCAAGAAGAGGGAAATAGATTCTTGATTCTTAAGTATAATGTCGCCAACTTGGGTGAACTTAAGTTTTACCTAGCAACTAAGGTATGCGAAGATTAGATGTAAAATCTTCGGTGGTAAGTAAAGTCTTTTTCATACCTAATGAGTTTGAAAGTATTATCTTTGGAAACTTTTTAGTTAATGTTTTAGTTGTGTAATACAAAAAACTTTTCAATGGCACACTCTCTCCATGAAAATCATTTCTTGGTCCAGCGTATCTTTTCACCTTTTCAGTAATGTCTACTTGTGGTTTATCGTCGTGATCCACAATCCATACACTACTCAAAGGAATACTAAAACTCATACCTTCCGTTTCATTTTGTCCAGGTATGAAGTTTATATTGTTAGAAATAGCTTTGTAAATCTTACCCCCGTAGAAATATTTTACACGAAGAGTGATATTTTTAACATTTTGTGGAACAATTGTATTTCTAAATGGTTTTCCGGTAACATACTGGTGAAATTCATCCATGACACCATCCCAGTCTTTACTCTCTTCCCACCAGAAATCGTCTTCTACCAGAAACTTCATCCTATAGTCAACTCTGTACTCCAACTCTTCTGATATGATAGTGTAGTCCCTTGGTGTAGTTAACTTTTTGTAAAAATAGAAAACATTACTTAAAAGTTTGATAAACATTCTTAATTATAATGGAAGGAAACTTTTTAAGTAGGTATAAAAATAAGATTGAGTATTGGACACACCTTATTAATACCGATCCATCTAATAAAAAAAGGTACGAAAGTGAAATGTCGGATTATATGATTCAATGTATGCCATATATGAATCAATATGCGGATGAAACTGAAGAAAAAACAAACACAGACAATATTTTTAATGTCAAAGAAACTGTTGGTCTTCAGAGAAAGGATATATTCACAGACTACCTAATAGATGTAGAGAAACAGAATATAAATAGACATAAACAACGAATAATAGAGCAATGTAAACACTGCTTGTATAGTAATGTAGTTCATTTTCAAGATACGAGTGAACTTGTTTGTGATAGTTGTGGACTAGTCTTAGCATGCCTTATTAGTGAAGAGTTGACATATAGAGAAGAACAAGAAACATCTGAGAAAGTTGTAAACTATTCATACAAGAGAGAAAATCACTTCAATGAATGGTTAAGTCAATTTCAAGCACAAGAGATGACTACAATTCCAGATGAAGTCATGGAACAGTTGAGGTCGGAACTCAAAAAGATGAAGATTAAGAAACTGGATGAGATTACACATGCCAAGATTAGAGGACTTCTTAAGAAATTGAGACTCAATAAGTATTACGAACATGTTCCATATATAACAAACATTCTCAATGGTATAAAAGCACCAAATATGCCACAAGAATTGGAGGAAAGATTGCGGATCATGTTCAAGGATATACAGAAGCCCTTCGACGATAACTGCCCTTCGGAGAGGAAGAACTTCTTGAGTTACTCATATGTACTTTATAAGTTTTGTGAACTCTTAGAGAAAGATGAATATCTGCAATACTTTCCTCTTCTCAAGTCTAAGAGCAAACTTTATGTACAAGACCAAATATGGAAAAAGATATGCGAAGATCTTCAATGGGAATTTATTCCAACTATTTAAAGATGTGTTGTATATTTTATACAATGTCTAAAGATACGAAATGTCCCAATTTTGAGATATGCCACCGGATGACATACTCAACATTAAAAGT